CTTTAAATTCTATATGATTTCTCTTTTTAGGAGAATAAACGCAGATATAAGGAAAATATTTAACTTTTGAGAAACTAATATTATATTCTTTATTTAATTTTTGCATATTCTCATTCTCCAATTCAATAAATTGATATTGATTTGATAAGTTCTTTTTTAATTTCTTCCAAATAGGAATAAAAGATACACAATGACCACAATTATGAGAATAAAATAATGCTATATAACCTTTTTCTGATCTATTTCTTTTAATCTTAGAATAATTATCAATCGTAATTTCAATTTCCATTTTTTATTTCTAATAATTATAATCATTTTTAATTATTTTTTATAATAAAAAGAAAAAGTGAATGATTATTATAATAATATTATAATATAATAAAAGAATAGTAATAAACTAATAATAATGGATGACTTAAATTTACTCAATAAATCTTATTGCATTTCGTGTGATCATATTAAAAAAATAAATGAAGAATATAAAAGATATAATGATACTGTTTTTAATAAACAATTTACGTGTATGAGAAATAAAGATAAAGAAAATTATAAATATTTTAAATTAGTTGATTATAATATTAAATCTTCTTATATTAATAAAAAAACTTGTTATAATCCTGTTTTAAATGAACAAGACGCACGTATGTGGGAATTATTATTATTATATGATATTAATGGAAATAGAATTGATAATAATAATATTAGATTTAATGAAAATACAAGAAGAAAAACAAGATTTGTTCAGAGACATTCAATTTGAAATTAAGAATTTAATATCATTTTTATAATCTTCTGATGGTGTTTCAAGAATGATATAAGAAATTTCTTCAAATTCTTTTGCAAAATCTTTTAAATGAATGGGATTGATAAAACCATTGAAAATAATATCGTGTCTATCTACCTTAGCACCTTTCTTATTTTTGCTATTATTTAAATGAATGCAAATAATATCTTCCTTATTTCTCATTAATTCAATAATTTCTCTTAATTCATAACCAGCATTCCATACGTGACAAGTATCAATACAAATTTTAAAAACTTCTCTTTCTTCTTCTGTGAATGAATTATAATAGAAATCCATAAAATCATTAAAATTTGATAATAATTCTGTTCCTTGTCCTGTTGAAGTTTCTAAAACTAATTTTGTTTTTATTTTATTTTTAATCATTTCATTTATAATTTCTTTAATATTATTTCTCATAATATTCAAAGAAGTTTGAATATCTTCTTTTAATGATTTCCCCACGTGAATTATATAACCTCTCGCACCTATCATATTTGCCGTCCTTATATCATTAAATATACTTAAATCAATAATATCAATTAATTTTTTACCATTCATGAAAGGTTTAGCAACGTTAAAAACATAAGGACTATGAACAAAGATATGAAAATTATTAATAGAACAATATTTCTTAATTAAATGACTTTCTTTAAAATATTTTTCATTATCATAAATCTTAGAACTTCTGGGATTAGTTGTGAATATTTGTAAAACATTCCCTCCATTTTCCTTCAATTCCTTCATTGTCTCTACTAAGGTCTTTTTTCTTGCAATATGTGCACCAATATTCATTTTTGTTAATTATATATAAAATAAATATTCATTTTTTTAATTCTATTTTTGTTATTATATATAAAAATAAAGATAAATTTATATATATCTAAAATGTCTGTATCATATACAGGAACACATATTATCCTAAATATTTATGAGGTTAAAAACAATGAAATTTTAAAATTTAAAGATGATATTATTCGTATTCTCGATAATATTGTTCAAAAATTTAATTTAAATGTTGTTGATAAAGCAATTTATCAATTTCAACCATTTGGCGTAACTGGTGTTTATGTATTGAGTGAATCACATTTATCAATTCATACATTTGTTGAAGAAAAAAAAGTAGCTATTGATTTATACACTTGTAAGAATTTTAAGGAAATTGAAGATTTTGTTGAATTTGTCAAAAATGAATTTGATGATTGTAAATATGATTTCTCCAGCGTAATTAGATAATTTTAAATTTAATTAAATATTTACAACAATTAAAATCAATAAGATTTCGATAAGGACATTTGAAAATCAATGCATCTTTCTGAGATAATAAATAATTATTTAAACAATTCATATGAATATTATAATTGAAAATATTAATTGTCTTATCACTGTCATTATTATCAACATCATCATTTTCATTTAAATAATTGAAACAGATTGGACATTCATCATTATAATTAGTATCTTTCGAATAACTGTATGGAAGATTGGTAATCGTCCAACCATCCCCAATCATTCTATTAATATCTAGAAAAATATCATAATTCGAATAAAAACCTCTCAAATATTGAGTTTGTTTATTTATAACTTCTTTAATTATTTTTTTTTTGACATCATTATTATTCAAATTGTCATAAGGTGTACCAGTATTATTCGAATAATAATAATTATATCTCCTATTTGATACTAATCCATAACAAGTATAATTATTAGATTTATAAGGTGGTTCATTCTTACTGATAGTGATCTCGACGCAAAGATTTAATTCATCAATTAAATTAGAATGATCATTATAAAATAGGGAGAATGATAAATGATCATTATTATTTTTAAATGCAATATTTATTTTATTACTAATAATAATTCTATCAATTGTTTCAATATCATAATTAATATCATAGAAGTTTTCCATAGAAAGTTTTTTAAGTTTATATAAATTTTTTTTATGATCTGATAAAATTCTATTGCAAACATATTCATCATAAATCAAACCATTATTTTTATAAATAACATCTTCAAATAATTCATAGAATTTATTTAATTTCTCGTAATAATTATCAGTAATCATTTTATAGATATTTGAAATAATTTATATATAAAATCATTTTTTATAATTATTATAATAATCGCGTTATGATTTATTTAAATATTCCATACAAAGATAGGAATATTGCTCGTAATTTAGGGGCAGAATGGGATGCTAAGAATAAGAGATGGTTTTGCGATGATGATAATGAACTTTGTTCTCTTTATGACGTTTATAAAGAAGATATTCAAATTAAAGAAGAAGATAGAGAATTTGGAGGTAATAAATTATACATCGATATGATCCCTAAAACTACTTATTTTAAGAATGTTAGATCATTATTTAGTGAAAATGATTGGAATTTAATAAGACATCATATTTATAGTAGATGTGATTACAGATGTGAATGTTGTAAAAAGAAAAAGAATAGATATTTAGAAGCACATGAGAGATGGCATTTTGATGAGACGACACAAACGCAAAAATTAATTAGAATTATTGCACTTTGTAAATTGTGTCATTCAGCAACTCATTATGGACATTCAAAAAGAACTAAGAATATAGATAAAATTAATAATCATATTAAAAAAATAAATGATTATGATGATGATGAATTGAAGATGCATATTAAAGAAAGTTATGATATTTGGAAATTTAGAAATACTATCAAATGGAATTTAGACTTTTCTATTTTAACAAATTCTGGATTTAATTTAATTAAAAATCAATCTCACTAATTATATGAAAATTATTGAGATTGTCTCTGAAAAAATACATCCACATCGGATTGTTGCCACAACCAGAAACTATATATTTACATTGAGACATTATTAGCATAATTGATAAATAGAGTTTTGAAAATTCATAATTTTTATCTTTGAAAATAATATCAACACTAGAACTTGTTCTTGGTATATGTCTAATCTCATCATTGAAAATTATATGATTTGGATATAATTCTTTCATTTCATTTATAAAATCAGTTTCATCACTCTGAATTAAAAATTTAAATTTCTTATTATCTTTTTCTTTTTCTTTTTCTAATATTATTTTTATTTTATCATTATATTCATCAAATGATGGTAATAATGTTTCAGTTGCTTTATCATTCCCTCTATAAAACAAAACACAAGTATTATCATAATCAATTTGATATTTTTCTTCCATTCTCTTCTTTATTCCTAATATTTCATCATTTGGACTGAAATATTTATGAATGAAAGGTTTCAATTTTTCATATTCTAATTTATGAAATTTCTTATATTGATAATGTTCTTTATAATCAATATCACCTTTATATTCTATTTTGATATCTCTAACATCATTATAATGTTTAAAATAATCAAAAGTTATTTCATCATCTTTTCTATCATCCTTTTTATACCAAGTATAAAATCCCTTACAATCATAAACAATTGGGAGTTTATTAAAATAATTAAAATATTCAATTAAATAATGCAATCTTACACTACAACATGAAAAAAAACCACCGTCATGGCTTCTTTCTAAAATATCAAGTTTATTCATTAGTTTTTTAAATAAAATTTATAATATAAGTCTTAAATATATATAATTAATAATAATCCAAATAATGCCATATAAGAAATAACAATATCTGAAATAATCTTTTCCTTCTTTCTCTTAATGCAATTAAGACGAATTTTCTTGTATTTAATAATTTCTTTCATTTCATTCTTATCATTAGTATTATTAAGTATTTCATTCAAATAATTAGAATTATTATTGATATTATTAAATAAATCATAATTCTTTGTTTTATTAAATGCTACTTCATTACATCTCTTAATGTCTAAATGCAAATTATTAATATTACTATTATTTTTGCTTATGATATTATTATTGGTGATAAAACCAAAGATTGCAATTATTAATAATATTTTCAACATTCTTTTATTTCTTTTTTATTTATTTAAAAAAAATCAATTTTTTATTTCTATTTCAAATAATGATTATCAATATTAATATTAGAAGTAATGATATAATTAAGATATGCAATTATGATTAATATTATGATAAATCTAAACATTTTTTCTTTAATAAAAAAGAATTACAAAAATAAAAAATCAATTTTTTCAAATGACTTTATTGGCGAAGTTGAAAATATCTACCCAATTCCTGAGATAATAATGAATTCTGTTATAAATGATGTAATTATCACTTTCCAAGAATTCATAATTAATAGAACCATCAAATATCGTGTAAGTATCTAACAAATTTTTAACATTTTCATTATTGAATTCGATTTCAATCATAGAATTTTCAATAATTTCAATTGATATAAACTTGCTCGTGAATGTCGCAAACTCAACAACTATGCAATTATATGCCCCAACATTATCAATAATGTAATACCGATTATCATCGATCGTCTTGAACAATTGTCCTTGCATTCTTTTTTGATCTACTGATAATATTTTTATTATTCAAAATAATCAATTTTATTTTAAATTACTTTTATTTATAAATAAAACTATTATAATACTAATATGAATGAGAAGTAGAAATAAAATTATTTTAATATTAGTATCATTATCATTATCATTATCATTATTCTTATTCCTTTCATAATTAACAAAAGTTTCTTTTTTTATTATTTCGCAATTATTATAAAAATCTTTTAAACTTCTTATTTTTCCTAATCCATATTCATAATTTTGATAATCTTTCTCATTCTCATTTAAAAGAGCTTTTACCTTTTCTACTGCTTTTTTATTATCAAATTTATCTTTATTATCATCGTGATATTTGGGTTTATCTTCCCTTGTGTATTCGTGATAAATTACATTAATTTTTGGAGTGAAAACATCCCATCCATAAGTATAAAATCTAACAGATGTTAATATTTCTTCTCCCATAAATAAATAATCTAATGATGGATCAAATGGTATTTCATTTAGGAAAGATGAATGAACAAAGAACATCCCAGCACTCATATAACAAGATTTCAAATATTCATTTTTAGTATCTGTATAACCTGCTGCACTTAATTTCAAAATTCCATTATTATCATATTCTGCTGTTTTAATATGCGGAACTTGTGTCTCATTCTTATCAATATTAATTTTATCAATTGGATAATGACTTATAACAGGTTTTTGAGATAATTTTTTATCTTTAATTTCATTTATCATAACTATCAATTTATCGTCCCAATCTTTGCTAAAAGTTGTATGACTATCTATTTGAAAATAATAATCTTCTCCATCCCATAAACTTGAACATAAAAAGCGAGCATAAGTTGGTCCTTTTGCTTCTTTATGTGAAATTCTCATTATTCTGATATTTTTCTTAAAATTAATATCAATACCTTTTAAACAATCATCATCTATTTTATCATTTTGCTGACAAATTCCAGCATAACATCTCTCCCAATTCTTAGCATTATTAAATAATGATTGTAATGTCAATGAACATTCATCATCTCTATAACTTGCAATTGATACAAAGATCTTTTCTGTCATCTCCTAATTTAAATAAACAAAAAGACAAAAATAACTTTCGTCTTTTTATAGTTGAATGACTTCTTTTAAAACTTCATATAGAAATCATCATCAGCCAATTCCTCCCAATTGGAAGTTTCGACATTTAAATTCAACTTCTTCTCTACCTTTGATCCATTCGGTTCCTTAGGTTCCTTGAGAAGAAGTGCCCACGAAATACCTGAATAAACAGGTGGGAAGCAAGGTTTGACATCATTGACGACTTCCTTGATCTCCTTGACTTCAATAACGATCTCTTCTGGAATATCTTCGAGAGTTATGAATGAATTCTTTGTTGCGATTTCATCCTTTTGAGCTGTTTTCGTGGGCAACTGTTCAACTGTCTCGTCCTTAACATTCGGACAAATCTTATTATAATTATACAAGATTGACAGTTTCTCTCGGTTCTTGAAGCAGAGACGATGGCGAAATCCACAGTTCTCATTGATGCATAACTGACCGAAAGCGCAATTCTTTTTTCTAGATGAACTCGATGGTTCTTCCTTATTAATATTTGGAATAGTTGAGTATAACTTATTCACAATCTTTCGATCCTTATAGGAAAGACGATGAGAATATTTACAATCAGCATCAACGCAAATACAATTCGAATTGCAAGTCGTAGAACTAAGCATTTTAGTCTATAATTTTTTTGAAATGATAGAAATCATTTTTTTATTTATATAGAATTAAACAAATACAAAAATAATTTAATTATTTAATCATCATCAATGATATAAGGACTTATATTAATAATTTCGTCATTATTGGGCCTTTTGGTAGTCATAAGATTATGTTTAACCATCTTTTCTAATAATAATTTATTAAAAACAGGAATTGTGGATAAATCAGTTATATATCTTGCTTTTTCTAATAAATCTAAGAAATCTTTTATAATCAAATTAATTTTATCTGAATAAGGATAGTCGTTTGAAATCCAACCATAACCCATAAAAATATTAAAATATTTCTTTATTAAATTATCATTATTATTTAATATGAAATCTCTAATTTTAACAGAATTATCAGGTATATTCATAAAAGCATTTATAATTCTTCTGTAATCAGTTATAATAGTAGTTGTATTATTTTTCTTAAATTTTTTTACTAATCCAAAATCCCATATTAACCAAACATAACCCTCGTTTTTAATATAATAATCAACATCATAAATTTTATAATAAAAATATCCACCTTTATCTATTTTATGAAATAAGAAATTGCCGTGATGTGCGTCATTATGAAACATTGATAAATAATATTCAAAAAACATTATGGAGATGAATATTTGAGTGAATGCATTTAAAATTAATTTATCATTATCATAAAACTTTTTATAGAACATTTTATAATCACCATTTGCCAATTCATTATAAGTAATTATTAATCGATTTCTATTATCACTATTCGATTTATAATCATTATAACATAATAAATGACCATAAGTTAATGGAAAATGTTGTATTTGTTCAGTTAGAACAATCTCTGATAATTCTTTTAAAATCTCATATTCATTCTTATTAGCAGGAAAAATGGGATCTGCAAACTTTGTTGCAAACTTATTATTAATATCATTCTTATAATGAGATAGGAAGATCGAACCCATAACACTGGGAGAACCAATTTGTTTTTCTAAAATAATATTTTTATCAATGATATATTTAATATCACTTATTTTTGGTATTTCTAAACAATTATTTGATATAACTTTTTCTTTATTTAAATTCGATGTTATATTATTATAAAGTTCAAATCTCTCATTAAATCTCGTTTTCTTAAATATAGGCGGTTCTACTGTTTTATAATTATTATTATTATAAAACTTGAATAAATCTCTTATTCCAAATTTTTTTGTAATGATTGGTTTGATTTTATTAATTTCTTTAATCATTTTATTAAACCCTTTCTCAGTTAATTCAGGGTTTTGATTAATAGATATATCTTCCTTAATTTTGGTGATATTCATTTAATTTTCTTCTAATTTTATAAAATGAAAAAATATATATTTATTCTGGATTTAGATTCAACTATTATAGGCAATTGCAAATTTCAATTACTTTTTTATAAATATATGTCTATCATAAATAATAAAAATAATATTTATAATCTTTTATCTCATTATTATAATCAAGAATTAAAATTAATAAGACCTGATTTTATTAATTTCATAAAAAAAATGCGTGAAATGTATAAGAACAATATTTATTTTTATATCTATACTGCCTCAACAGAAGACTGGGCAAATATTCAAATAAAATTAATTGAAAAGAATAATAATATTAAATTTAATCGCCCAATCTTCACTCGTAATGATTGCTATAATGAAAATAATGTCTTATATAAAGACGTTAATAAGATTTTAAGTAAAATTAAATTTAAAGATTATGACATTGTTATTGTAGATGATAATGAAGTTTATAAAGAATTTAATAAATATGTTATAAAATGCAAACCTTATAATTATAGTATTTTCTGTGATTATCAATTGACTAATTTAGATTTTCAAAAATTACCAGTAGAAATTCGAAAAAAAATAATTAATATTATTAAATGTCCTAAAAGTTTTTCTCATTGCACCGATATGAATAAAATTAAATTATATAAATGGTTATATAATAAATGCAAGAAAACTTATAGAGAAAATAAGGAATTTGAGAATGATAAATTTTGGTCTAAATTATTTAAAGTAATAGAAGTTAATAAAATAACTGACTATAATCAAGATACAATTAAACAATTGGCAAAATTATCAAATTGAAATAATTATTATAATCGAGGTGGGTATTTAGAACAATAGTTATTACTATAGATATAATATAACCAGAAGAATGGTCCAATTATTATCGCTGATAATAATCCTATCATCTTTTCTTCAACAGATGAATTATAAAATAAACAAACAACAGCCATTATAAATCCTAATACTCCTGAAATACTCCATACGAATAATATTAAGAATAATAAAGAAAATCCTATTGTTCCAATTGTCGCAGTAGCAGTATTTACTGTATCATTTAAATAATTACCACCACTTAAATTATAATTATAAGATGATATTTCTGGTGTTGGATTATTTATATAGAATTGTCCATTATTATGCGGAGGAGAAATTTGAGGTGTTTGTGGGGAAATATTAATTACACCACCTGAGACAATTGGTGCCGCAGTTGGTGCAGTTGTGGGAGCAGTTGTTGGTGCAGTTGTCGGAGCAGTTGTTGGAGCAGTTGTCGGAGCAGTTGTCGGAGCAGTTGTGGGAGCAGTTGTGGGAGCAGTTGTCGGAGCAGTTGTTGTAGGTGCAGCGGTGGTAATACTACTAATCATTGAATAACTACCTGAACTCATATTATTATTTATATTTATTATCTAAATTTATATAATAAAAAAAGAAATTATTATTAATAATTAATTTTTATTACAATAAGCACTATTATAAATATAATAGAGCCAATAGAATGGACCGACTAATAATGCTAATAATAATCCTATAACTTTCTCATTAAGTGATGAATCATAAAAGAAACAAACTATTGACATAATAAATGCAATTCCACCTGAAATCATCCATATAAGCATCACAATTAATAATAAAATAGAACCTACTAAGCCAACTGATGAAACTGTTTGATGTTTATTATTATTATTTTCTTGTTCTCGAGTTATAGTTATTTGTGGCGACGAATACATAATTTCTTTTTTTATTATCTAAATTAATATAATAAAAAAAGAAATTATCAAAATTTAAATTTATTTATTGGTTGTTGATGAACATAAATAATTTTATATTTAATATCATCCTCTTGGTTTTTATTATTATCAATTATCAATTCCGTTTTATCATCGGTAGTATTTAAAATTAAATTATTATTATTATTATTAATCATTACTTCTATAATAATAAATGCACATTAAAAAAGCATCGCATAAATCATCTTTTTTTTTATGAGAATTTATGATATTTAAAAATTCATCATTTTTATAAGTAGTTGTTAGTAAGTGATTTGTGAAAAAAACAGCATCTAATTTATTCTGTTTATATTTACTATTTACAATTATTTCAGGGAATTTATCCATAATTTTCAATTTATGTTTAGGAGAAACATATTCAGTTTTTATATCGATATTTTGATGTTTAGATAATATTTTAAAATAGGTATTTATACTTGTTTGAATTGTTCTCATAATTGACGTCATTTGACATTCAATCAATACTACCAATTTCAAATCATTATCTTTTTCATTATTATTAATAATATTCAAATCAACGAGGATTGTATCAAGAAATTCAATTGTACAATCTATAATATTTTGAATACTTTTCTTATTAGAACAACATAAATCTACCTTATTTATATTCAAAAAATTAATTTTCTTATCATTTTCATTTTCATTATCAATAGAACAATGACAATATGCCATATTCTTAATACCAATATCAAATGCCAATAATTGAATTGTTGAACTCATTCTATTTAATTTAAAATTTATTAATTATATTAATATAAATATAATGAAAACCTTATTTATATTTAGACGAGATTTGAGAGTTTATGATAATACAACTTTAAATAAAATTTATGATAAAAAGAATGAAATAATTCCTATCTTTATTTTCAATAAAAAACAAATTGATAAAGATGTTAATAAATATTATTCACCAAATGCTGCACAATTTCTATTTCAATCATTGGAAGAATTAAATTTCTTAAATTTTTATTATACAGATAATGAAATTGATGTTATTGAAAAATTATTTCATAAATATAAATTCTCTTCCATTGCCTTCAATAAAGATTATACACCTTACGCAATTAAGAGAGATAATGAAATAAAGAAATGGTGTTCTAAGAATGGGGTTAATCTAATTTCTTATGAAGATTATACCTTATTAAATATTGGCGAAATTGTCAAAGATGATAAAACACCTTATGTTAAATTTACACCATTTTATAATAAATATATTCTCAAAAAACCTAGTGCATTATTAAATAATATTGATTTAAAGAAAATTAATTTTATAAGAGATGATGGTTCTTTATCAACAAAAGAAATAAATTCTCTAAAACCTGAATATAATTCTAATATTTTAGTTAATGGAGGTAGAAAAAACGCTCTAATCATTTTAAAAAAAGTTAAAGATGGTTATTTTAAAAATTATGATGAAGAAAGAGATTATCCATATTTAGATAAAACAACTAAATTGAGCGCTTATATTAAATTTGGTTGTTTGAGTATTCGCGAAATCTATTATCAACTCCCATTAAAACACGGAATTATTAGAGAATTGATATGGCATGATTTCTATGCAAATATAACTTTCTATTTCCCTTATATTTTTGGTTCAGCATTTTTAAAGAAATATGATAATATTACTTGGGATAATAATAATAATTTATTTCAAAAATGGAAGAATGGTATGACTGGTTTTCCTTTAATTGATGCAGCTATGAGACAATTAAATAGTTGCGGATGGATGCATAATCGCAATCGAATGGTCGTTGCATCATTCTTAGTGAAAAATTTATTAATTGATTGGAAGAAGGGAGAACATTATTTTGCTACTCACTTAGTTGATTATGATCCTTCTTCAAATAATGGAGGTTGGCAATGGTGTGCATCAACAGGAACTGACGCTCAACCTTATTTTCGTATCTTCTCCCCAACTCTACAAATGAAGAGATATGATAAAGATTGTATTTATATTAAAAAATGGGTTCCAGAATTAAAATCAGTTCCAAATAAAATTATTCTGAACTGGGAAAAAAAATCTGATTATCAAGTTGATTATCCTAAACCAATCATTGATATTAAAACATCTTCTCAAAAATTCATAAAATTATTTAAGGAGTATGTATGATTTCTTTAAATGATTTTAATAGAACTGGTAAGGAGATACAATCAAAATTGTTTTTAACGTTAATATTCGATTTATTACAATAATTATTATAGATTTTATATAAATTTAATGTTAGTTCTTTTAAATTATTAAAATTATCTTCATATTTCAAATCAAATCTCTTAATAATTTCATTTAATTCATCTAAAGTTGTATTTGAATTAATAGTCATAATAACTTCTTTTGGAACATTCTCGTATTTAATATAATTACAATAAATAATATCTTTCAAATAATTGAATTGTTCTGTTTCTAATGTCAATTCTTTTAATCTCTCATTTGAAATAAATTCAATATTATTTTCATTATAAATTTCTAATAACTTCTTCTTTGGTAATTTATTAATATTCTTACATAATAATCCTTTTTGTAAATAATAATAACTAATACTATTAATTAAATCATTCTTATTCATTTCAACAATTATTATTATTCGATAATTTTTTATATAATTTTTTATATAAAAATAAATTTGTATTAATTTTCAAGAAAATCATTAAAAACTGATTATTGAGAGTTAAATTAGAATTATCCTATATCTGCGTATATACGATCACCCACTGTTATGCCTGTCGAAGTTTTCTGCAAGTTTAATTCGTTCTGTGCTCTCGCTAATTGCTCTCATAAGCATCATCGCCCCATTGAGGAGCGTCAGTTGCTGCTGAGAATCATCAATGAAACTCCTGAAATTGCTGACTTCAAGGAAGAAGCCGACCCTTCGCGTAAGGTTCCCTGCAAACATGGCATCCGCTGTTTTGAAAAAGACTGTGGATTCAAGCATGGGATTAATCACGACGGACGGAAGATTTTAACCAAGAAGTTCAACAAGGAATGGAAAGCAATTACCAAGAAGGAAAAGATTAAAAATGAGATTGAGGAGATTTCATTGTTCGGAATGAAGGACTGGAACGACCTGTGCTGATTTCTGCGATGAGATTTATATTAATGACAAAGAATGAGAGTTATTTTTTGTCATTTATTTAAAAAAATGAAATTTATTTTTTATTATTAATATTATTTAAAAAATAAATGGAAGATAAGTTAATATTCTTTTCTAGTTCTAAGGATTGTAAAATTGGAGATAATAAGAATGAATTTATAAATAATCAGGATGAATATGAAGAATTAAATAAAATCAAAAATTTTAGAAGATATTTATCCAATTTTCATATTTATGAATTTAAATATAATAATTATACTTATAGAACAATTGAACACGCTTTTCAAGGAGCAAAAATCAGTTTAGCAAATAGAGAAGAAGGTTTAAAATTTACAATTGAAAGTAATAATGAAATTGGTCTAGGAGATGGAAAAATTGCAAGAAAAAATAGAAAACTTGTTCATTTAAATACAGAACAAATTAAAGAATGGGATGAAAATAAACATAATGTTATGTATGAAATAGCATTAGAAAAATTTAAAGTCTGTGAGATTTCTCGTGATATATTATTGAAAACAAAAAATTGTCAATTATGGCATACCTTTCCTAGAATGAAATATCCAATAAGATGTTATTATTTGGAAAAGATAAGAGAAGAATTAAAAAGATGAAATTGAAAAAAAAAGATTTATTTATGAAAATTCTTTTTTCAAATTTTCAATCTTATCATTAAATTCTTTTACCATTGAAAATAAATCATTTATAATTTTTTTTAATTTTAAATTTTCTTTTTGTAATTCATTATTATTATTATTATTATTATTATTGATAATAAAAGAAAATAATGAATTATAATCAATTTCATTATTGTCATTTTCATTATTTCTAATCTCACTATTATAAATTTTGAATGAGTTTGTTGTTATTGATAAATTCTCATTATTCATTTATAATAAAAATTGAAATAAATTATTATAAATTAAAAAAAATAGAATAATAAAATGTTTGTTTGTAAAATTTTAAATAAAAATTTAAAGGAATTTAAAGATTTTGAAACTTGGGAGAAAAAATTAAAATTGCAAATTAAAATGACTGGAATTATGCCTTTATATAAGAAAGTTCTTAGAAGATATGAATTCAAAGATTTTGATGATTATATTAATTTCATTAAAGACAATTTTAATAATGATAAAGAATTAGATAAATTATATTCTTTATATCAAACTAATTTTACAATTGAAAATGAAAAAGAAGCATTAGAAGAAAAAAAGAGATTAGGATTATTGATATTGAACAGTCTTAAATATCATTCGAAAGATGTTAAAATAAGATTGTTAATTGAACGAGATGCTCCTAATATTTATCCTTTATATCAGGATTTTAAAATTAATTATATGAAAGAAGATATTAGTAATCAAGATTGTAATGAATTAGTTGATGATTTTATTATAAAAAATAAAATTTATGGAATTTTCGAAAATAGAAAATTAGTCGGTATTATGTTTTGTATAGCAAGAAAATTTAAAATTGATAATAATGAAGAAAATATTGAATCTTTCTATATTCAAGAAATTATTGTTGATAAAAATTATAATGGTAAATCATATGGTTCATTGCTCATAAGTTATGCAATTTTGATATGTCCCCCAGAATTTGAATATATATCATTTATGACAAGTGAGAATAATAAAGGAATGGAAAGAATTGCTTCTAAATTAAATTTCATTAAACAAGAAAAAAGTTCAGGTGATTTATTAAATCCATCATTATTCATAAGAGTTAATAATGTTGTTGATAGAAAAATTCACGATAGTCTTAATCATTTAAAATCCATTTCTTCTAATTATATCTAAATTTAAAAATGATATAAACACAAGATATATAATATCCAAATATAAGTAATAGAAAAATGGATGTAAAAAATGTTCTCGATAAATTCACAAAATCTCTTGATGTCGATAAAACTGATTATACCGTTAATGACCTTGTTAAACATCTAAAAAGTGCGTGTGCTAATAAGAAATGTAGAAAATCAGGTGATGCTTCTGATACTGATGTAGAAAAAGAAAAGAAACCTCTTTCTGCTTATAATATTTTCATTCGCGAAAGAATGGGGGAATACAAGGTTCAAGATTTAGCACCCAAGGATAAACTCCGAAAAGCAGTTGAGGCGTGGAATGAACATAAGAAATCAGTTGCCGCCTCTTAAACGAAGAACTAAATGAAGAGTTGATTCTTTTTGAATATTATAATCCGCTAATGTTCGCCCATCTTCTAATTGTTTCCCAGCAAAAATAAGTCGTTGCTGATCTGGTGGAATTCCTTCTTTATCTTGAATTTTTGTTTTTATCATATCAATAGTGTCTGAACTCTCGACTTCTAATGTTATGGTTTTTCCTGTAAGCGTTTTCACGAATATCTGCATCTTTATTATTATTTAATTATAAAATAAAAAAATGAAATTAAATTTATTTGAAAATAAGTAAATAAATAAATTATGGATAAAATCTGTAATTATCTTTGTAATTTTTATAGTAAATTAGAAAATTATTATATTATTAGAAATAATAAGAATAATATAACTTATTACGTTAGATTATCACCTGAAGATTTAATAAGTTGTGATACAGATAATAATATTGATATTATTAATTATATTTCTGAGAATGTCCATAAATATTTCTATAAATATGAATATGATATTATATTTGATTATGTATTACCTATGATTACTATCAAATACCAAAAAAATAAATTTCAAATCAAATTTAATAAGAGACATGATGGTAAATTATATTGGATTTTAATTTTATGAATATAAAAATACAAAAAGAATTTTTTGTATTTCATATAAAAACCTTTTATTCGTATTCGACGACAATCTTTTTTGCATAGTTGGTGTTATAAATGAATGATTTATATAAATCTAACCACTTATTCTCATCAAATGATTTTTTAGAGGAATTCTCATAATCACTAACAATTGGCATTTCGTCATTCATAATAATTATAAATAAAAACAAAAAAGAAATCAATAGTTATTTATCGAATATTCTTTCTTACAAGCATCAATGCTTTCCCTAGCTTATTTGTCCCCTTCCATTCTTCCGGTGGAATTCTAAGAGTGTCAGTGATATTATGTCCATTTCCCCAAATATCATCATAAGGAGAACATTCGACAATTATTTTTTCATTTGTAGCTAATAACAATTGCTTCAAATCTAAATTTTGAGTGAATTTTGCATAATTTCCTCTATAAACAACAGATTCACATAACTCATTCCACTTATTCTCATCAAAATTTTTAACCAATCGCCCCAAACTCTTTTGAATTTTTGGATTTGTAGTTTTTAAAATTTCTTCTGCACTTTCATAATCTTTGAAATAAACTGCCTTTTGATGCATCATATATTGCTCACAGCAATTATAAGTGATATTATCAATTACCATAGAAGCTTCATGCCATTGAGACAAATAATCAGTTTTGAAATAAACACCATTATCATCTTCATAGAACTTCTCATTAGTATTCATTTCTTTAATTTTTATATAATAATTATTTTAATTTCAAAAATCATTTTTTTTTATAAAAAAATTGATTATTATTTTTAAAAATATTATTATTAGAAAAATGAAGCAATTTAATAATGCTGGTTTTAAGAACTTTCAAGATTTCGAACCAGTTGTTCTAAAAAAGACAAAATCTAGCAATTCTTATTCAACTCAAAAATCAAATACGAATGTTCATATTGATAATAAAAATAATTTAGATGATGATGATATTGTTCCTATTACGAAATATACACAAGAACAAATTGATATTATTAAAAAAGCACGTTCTGCTCTTAATTTAACACAAGAACAACTCACAAAAAAGATTAATTCATCATTGCCCAGAAATTTTATCAATGAAATTGAAAGTGGTGGAGCAAAATTTAATAATAAAACTTATAATACGATTTTAAGAAATTTAGGAATTAATCCAAAATCAATTTCTAAGGAATAATTATTTTTAAATTTTATTTTTTTTTAATTCATTTAATTCTTTTCTTAATTCTTTAATTGCCTCTACTACTAAACCAAGCATATTAGGATAAGCAATGCTATAAAATCCTTTATCATCTTCTACTACTGCCTGTGGCAATACCTCTAAAACATCCTGTGCTATTAATCCTGTATTATTATTCTCATTATTATTATCATTATTATCATTCAAAAATTTATAAGTTATACCTTCTAATTTGCAGATTTTATCAAGAGCATTATCAATTCTTTTAATATCTTTCTTTAATCTTCTATCTGATAATGTTGCAGTTAATCCACTTATATATAATACATATTGATTTTGATTTGTTAAATTTTTTGATAATTTTAAAATCTCATCATAATTACTTATTGAATCACTTATTGCTGTATCTATGAAATAATTAGGATCGTATTTAGATGAATAATTTTTTTTTCTCCATATTCCAAAGTTGTCATCCTGAGTTCCAAAACGATATATACAATTTGTCGAACTTGTTGTTGTTGTTTGTTGTTGTTGTGATCTTGTAATAAAATGAATAAATGAATTTTGTGTTTTTGAATTTAATGTTAATAAATTATCATTATCGCTGAAATTATTAATTTGAAATAAATTATTATATTCGCTATTAGTTTCTGTAGCGTTTATATAAACACCATATTTTTTATTTCTTATGACATTATTATCTTTTGATGGATTTAATATTATATTCTTCTCTGTCTTAAATTCTAAATTAATATTTGTATTATTTAAAATAGATATGACATTATCAAATAATGATTTTCCATCAGGACTATAAATATTACCTTTTAAATAAATATCATTTGTTAGAATGTTCCCAGATGTTGTTAATGTTCCCTTTGGATCAATATTTAATAATTTATCATCATTGAAATAAATTTCATAATTATCAGTATAACTATAAATTTTATGAGAATTATTATAAATATTTAATTGAGTTATTGATGGTTTTTTAATTGAATTATTTATAAAACCAATTTCAAGATTATTGTTATTATTTGTAATTATTGGATAAGTATCTATAATTGAGATATAAATAGGTAGGTAATAAATCTTATTAAGAATTGTTATTGGATAATTTATTAATTTTTCTTCCTGAAAAGTTCTATTAACAGTCGATGTTATATCACTACTTGATTTTAAATAATTAAAGACATTACTTAAACAAATTTGATTTCCATTATTTAAAGTGTTTGTATTTGTTATTAAATTATTTGGATTACTAATATCATTATATAAATTCAAAGGAACCTTATTATTTGTTCTGAATAAATCATAAGAATAATTTGATAATCTTACATCTAAAGTAGGAATAGTAAATGTATAATATTTATAATATTCAACGATATTTGTAATATTATAAGTTGTAGTACCATTATTAATAATTATATTATTAATTGTTGTTGTTGTATAATTGGCCGAATTATAATCAAGATTTGGATATTTTATTGTTGTTTTAATTCTAAAAGTATTATCATTTCCATCATTATCTGCTTGTATTGATGACATAAAATATGCAACATCATATGGAGTTTTATAATAAATATTAATTCCATCTCCACCATATTGATCATTAAATAGATAATATTTATAATGATTATTTGTAAAAATTAAATTAGTATCATTTGTATTAATAATTGGCATTAAATCAATCACATTTGAAGAATTATTGACATTTGAATAAAATTTTAAATTATTATTTAAACTAGAACTATTTATATTATCATAATTAATTTTAACATTGCTTAATGTTCCTATGATATTATTTGTGATATTAATATTCTTATTTATTATGAAATTTTTTAAAATAGGTTCATAATCAGTTAAAAAATTATCTTTCTTATTATAAACAATTCCTTCATTTGTATAATTAACATCAAAAGAATTATAAACATTAACTTCTCTATTACTTGTGATTGAATATGAATTTAAATAATTATTTTTAATTTTTAATGCACAGCTTGAATTATCATAACTATTTATGAATAATGATGAATTATTTGTATCAGTTGAATTTATGGATAATCCATTTGGAGTTATATTTAAAATATTTAAATTACTAAAATTAAATCCAAAATCATTATCTATCTTAAAATCCCATTTATATTTATTAATTTGATTATTTCTAAAACCTACTAATAATGGATTATCACTATTATTCGTTATTTTTAATGAATATTTAGATGTTTCTTCATTTATATGCATAACGACATTTTCATCAATACAATCATAAGTAATAGGATCATAAAAATTAGTTCTTGAACCAATATTAATTATATTATTATTATCATTTGTCGTATAACAACTGAAATAAGGTTTTGCATCATTACCTCTCCTTACTAATTCAACTAATGATTTATTTTCACTTGAATTAATAGTATTTAAATCAGTTCTTTTATAAATATGAGATAATTTTAAAGAAACACTATCAATCAATGATTGTTCATATGTTTTTTGAGTTGAATCAATTAAATTTATATCAATCGCAGATGATGTTTTTAATGAGGTGACACCAGGAGTTGATATAAATTTCAATGCTCTGCTATTAAAACTACAAACGACACTATCATAATTATAATTGTATAAATATAATAAAGATTTATAATTATCAATAATTCCATTATCATTTGCCAAAGAATTATCTAACCATCTTGAATTATCATTAAAGTGTCCTATGAAAATAGAATTATTAGGATAATATTTGATATTATTTCCAATAATTAATACATCTGTATTTTGACCATCTGGATTAGTTATTAAAGATGTGGGAGATGGCATAGAACCGATTAAAGAATTAATTGAATATGATAAACTCGCAAAATTAACTATTCCTTGTGAAATTATTTTCCAACATTCATATAAAATAGTATTTGAATAATTAATTACTAATAATAATAATGGTATTTCAGTTAATGCTGTTGTTGTAAAAATAGAGATGTCATCATTTATTTCTTGTGCCAAATTTGAAACAAGTGCTGCAAAATCATAACTATTATTAATAAAATTTATATATTTATTTGTGATATGCAAAACCAATTCTAATAATATCGATAAATCTTGTGAATTTTTATCATCAATACCAGAATTATTAGTATTAATATTATTAATATCGGTTTTAATATCTTTTAATAAATCTATGCAGAAATTATTTTGAATTACTAATTTTTGATAATTATGATAATTATTTATAAATGAATAATTAGTTTCTAATAAATTCAAATTAGAATAATAAGTATTGAAGACATTACTTTCACTATTTATAAATGTTATTACTTTACTAATACCTACGCCAATATCACTCTTATTTTTATAATATGATAATGTTTCACCTGTGTCTAAATTAAAACTTGATACTAAATTATCTATATTACTTGAAGTTATATAATTATTTGATGATGTTGATAAATAAGTATTTAAATTAGTATTAATTGAACTTATTATTCTCGATGTTGAATAAATATTTTTATTAATTTCATTATCATTAATATTCATATTCATCGAATTATTAAATAATATTTGATAATAATTATTATCATAATAGAATGATTTATAACTATCTAATAAATTATTATAAATATTACTAGTTGTTATATAATTATTATATGCATTTTTATTATTATTTATTAATAAATTTGATAATTGATTTGGATTATTTATGAATGAATTGTAATAAGAATTAATATTTGAATTATTGGATGTTTTTTTATAATCATCGTAAGACAAATTAGAACAATTTTGAATAACTGTTTTAAAATTTCCTAATGAATTATTAAAATTGGATGTAATACTATAAATATTAGTTGAAATTGATCGATTGCTATTTGCACAATTTATGATATTTTTGACATCTATAACATTACTCAAAGAACTATAATTATTAATAATATTAAAATATGAATTTATTGATAATTGATTACTTGAATAAGCATTATTGGAATAAATAAATGATTTTAAATAATAATTATTTATAGTATTATTAATATTACTCAAATTTATATAAATATCTTTTGCTATATTATTCAAATTTGACGAACTTAATTTTAAATTACTTGTATTTGAATAAATACTATTACTCAAAGGAAATAATTCTTGATTTGTTTTATTATCATTATGATTATATAAATAAAAATTAGTATTATTCAAATCATTATTAATAACTGTCAAATCATCTAAAATTGTTGAATATTTATAATAAACATTAGAATTTTCATAGATAAAAGTAATATCATTATTATAATTTTGAATTCCTGTTTTTATATTCAAATTTAATGAATTTAAATTTTTAATATTACTATTCAAATTAGAAGTAATAGATGAAAAAGATGATGACGTTGATGAAACGCGATTACTTGTATTAATATCATAATTATAATTATTACTTGCTATTGAGAGATAATTATTGAACGTTGTAGATGAATTATTATATAAATTTGATGCTAATAAATAATTATTAATTGAATTTCTTGTTATTTGATTATTTTTTTGTGAATATGAATTTATGACTGCATTTGAGACATTAGATGCTAAAATAAAATTATTTAATAATAGTTGTTGATTAATGAGATTGGGAGAAGATTGAACTATTTGATAATTAGAATAAGAAACTCTTAAATTATTAGTTGTATTAATTGTATCAATCGCACTCGTTGCTGAATTTGTATCAAAAATAATATTTGAATAAATATCAGAAGAAGTTATTTTATTATTGAAAGAAATCTTCTTTGGATGATTTGGAGATAAAATTGTATCAAAATAATAAACATTATCACCTAATGAATAAATCTTATTAATAATTGATTGAACTGGGTTTGGAGAAAATAAGATATTATTATCATTGAATTTATAATTTCCAGTTATATTCACAGAACCATCAATATCCAAATCTCCATTTATCTTAACGCTCCCATTTATTCTAACAGTTTCCTTCTTATTTGCATAATCTATATCCGTCTTATAATTATAATGACTATTAATATCAATATAATATTTATCATTCTTACTATAATAAATATTCATACAAGACTTTTGAGGATTATATGAATTGTTCATATAACCTATTTTAAGAGGTCCAACAAAACTAATATCATCTGTAATATGATTTTTATAAATATACCATTTATTATTATGAACTGTTGATGAGTTAGTTACATCATCACAAAATTCAATACCTGAATAACTTGAATTATCTTTTGATTTATAAAATGTTAAAACGCTATTATTTATTTTATTATTATTTGTATTATTATTTCTTATTTGTAATGGAAGAGTTATTTGAGAATTTGTTAGAGAAATGTTTATTCCTAAATTATTTTCAATTATTGAATTTTCATTATCAACTTTTTTAATAGTTATTAATTCCTTATTATTCTCATAATACCCATTAAAAGAATTTATACCACCTTTTACATTTAATTTTTTTAAATTAGTATTATTAAAATCAATATCAATTTCATTAAAATTAATATTCAAATTATTTAAATTTATAAAATTATTATAATTAAATGGTAATGAACATTTATAAATTTGATTATTATCTTTTCTGATAAAATAATTTGATGAAATAATATCTCCATTAATATCTAATGTTTTTTCTGGTTTATTTGTATTAATTCCTATTTTATTATTTTCCATAATTGCCAAATTAGGTATTAAAGAATTTAAGTCATCTTTTCGCTTACCTGAATAAAAATAGATATTATTCCAATTTATATCATTCTCAGTAAATATTATAAGACTATCATCTTTTAAATTATTTAACATAGGTAATTCATTATGACCTATGTAAGACTTCGAACCATAATTATTTAAATAAATTTCAAATTTTCCAATTTGTCCCTCCTTATATTTATAAATATTTAAAATTTCACTTCCATAAGATGTATCTGTGATTTCAGAAATTTGACCTCCTAATATTAAAGAATTATCAATAACTTGATCTCTAATTACTTGCGGATTTGTAATTATAGTTGTATTTGGTGTTATTGATAATAATATTCCTTGATAATATAATTTATCAGTTACTGTTAGAGTATCTATTGTTCCAATTCTAACATTTATATTTGAAAAATAATTAGTTCCTATGAAATGACAATCGTTCTTAAATTGAGTTGTTCCTCCATCTAAACCATCAATTATAAGATTATTTCTAACTCTCAAATTATTTGTATTTAAAGAACTTGTATTAATTTCATTTGTATTTTGAATATTTCCATAAACATTTAAATTTAAATTATTATTAATATTATCACCAATATTAACATTTGAATTAAATTTAAATTGAACTTTATTAAATTCACCTCCATAAATCTGATTTGCATTTATTGATAATCCTCCTGCACTTCCCTTTCTTACATATAAACTATCTAAATTTGCTGGTTGATTAGTTATATAATCATTTATTAGAATAGTATTTACATATAAAACACCATTTACATATAAAGAAGGTCTTATGCTAATAGTCGAATTAACAGTTAAATTTTGATTATTAACTTCAAATTTAATATAATTTAAATTATTATCTAATTTATCTAAATTAACTAAAACAGAATTATTTGTATCTATTGTTAATGATGGATAATTATTAGTTGAATAGATTGGAATTGAACGATTATTATAAATATCATTTATTTCATTCACATTTTTACTTATATTAAAATGAAAAGGCATTCCAGATGATGTTATGATATGTGCAGGAGAATTTGGATGATTGCCAATAATTCCCATTGAAAGTTTAGTCATTTGATTATTATTAGTAACATCAGTATTTTCAATAGCAAATTGAATATTACTGAAATTATTATTGGCGTAGCGAGAAATTTTAAAAGAATTGGTATTATTATTTGCATAATCCTCATTTCCTATAACAACATTAAAATTTGTATAAATATTATTTTCTAAATAATCTTTTACATTATAAAATAATAAATGAGATGAAATTCTATTTAAGATTTGATTAAAATTTTCTTTATTACTATTTAAGAAATCTAAATTTGGACTATCAAGAATTATATTATCTGCTATTATTGAACCTGTGCATTTAATATTCCCATTTACTATTAAACGATTTACATTATCAAAATTAACATTACTTCTAGTTGTATTAATTCCAATTGCATTTTCTGAAACTATTAAATTATGTTTAATATCTAATGAGTTAGTATTAGGTTCTTTTTGTCCAACTGCTAAATATGTTTGAATTTGATTATTATTATCATTAGTTAAATCTAAATTAGAAATGTCCAATAATCCAATTCCTAATGATTTAATTTCTATTCTTTTGTAATCCATATTTATATATATAAATAATTTTTATTAACTTTTTATATATTCATTCTTAATTTAAATTAAGAAATGAAAAGAAAAAATAAAAAATTATAATTGATTTTCAATTCGATATAATGATTCACGAATATCAATTAATAATTCATTGATTTCATCTAATTTATCTTGTGAGCAGTCATATTCATCTCTTGTTACTGGTTTGTGAGAATGATGAATTAATAATTGTATTAAATCTCTAATACTTTCTCGATCTTCCATCATTATTTGATGCATACTATCTTTATCAACATTATTCATAATATCAATTACTGAATTTAATATAGATGGTTCTAAGTTTCTCACATTTAATTCATTCATTTTTCTATATTATTAATTTATTTTTATTTCACCATAATAAATCAGTGCTTCTTTGCTTACATTATTTTCAGCATCTCTTTTTGATATTCCTGTTGCAGTTGCTATAATATCATTCATTCTGTTTTTAACACAATAATTGAAAACCTTCATACTATCCTTCGTAATTATACTCAATTCACAGAATTTGGGCGTATCTTGCAAATTATGTTGCATATACACAACTAACATATCTTTATAATTAGTCTTTTGAATAATCAATTCACTAAAATCAATATAATTTTCAATGATGTAAATAATCCATCTTTCCGCAATGTAATATCCAGCACCTGTTAATGGTTCTAATTTTATATGTGATGGAAGATTAATTTTATCATCCTTCGTTTGAAAATCTGTATATAAAGCACCAATAAACGCTTCAAATATGTCTTCCATAATTTTATAATTATTTCTTCCATTTGCTTCCTCCACTTGTTTAGAAATTATAGCAAATTTTGAAAATCCTATTTCATTTGATAAATATCCTAACATCTTACCATTTACAATTCTAGTTCTTATTTTAGATAGAAATCCTTCATTTTGATCTGGAAAACGAAAATATAAATAATTGGCAACAATCATATTCAAAATGGCATCTCCTAAGAATTCCAATCTCTCATATGACATATCTTGAAGAGGCATACAATCACTTGGACAATTTAAATTACTTGTCTTAAAATCAGTATTCTTCATAGTACAATAAGATTTATGAATAAATGCTGTTCTATATAAATTAATATTATTATAAGTAATATCATTCAATCCATTATTATTAAAAAAGTTTTTCAAATCATCTTCTTTCAATAAGACATTAGTATTATTATAAGGCAATTCTTCTTGTTGAATAATCTTTGTCTTATTATGAATGCTATCAATCTTCTTCATTGTGATTATTAATAATTAATTATTATGAATAATATTATATCAATTTTTTATTATTGAAAAAATATTCATAATTATTATTTAATCTTTTTATTAAAATAATTTCAATATCCTTTTTAATTATTATTACTGTTTTCTTATTTACATCAATCTTATCATATTTATTCTTCCAATTTTCTAATCTTTCAATCAATGACTTTAATGATTTATTTGATATGAAAATTTTATAAATCTTAAAAATCCCATATTTCCAATACAACTTTGATAAATTTAATTTATTTATATTACCATTATCATTATCCTTAAAATTATCTAATGTAATCTCCAATAATTGATTATAATTCTTTAAAATATCACTCAAATTAAATAAACCATCTATTATTCTCATATCCCATTTTTCTAATGCTGGCAATATCTCATATCTGATCTTACCTCTCTGACACCAATTTGGAGTGCTATTCCTCAAATAAGGAAGATTGTGTATGTTTGCAAATTTATAAATCTCACTCTTAGGAACTTCTATTAATGGTCTTATGAATGTTATATTATCAATAACTGTTTTATATTCAATTCCTCTTAAATTCTCATATTTATTACTGTAAGCGATATTTGTAAGAATGTTTTCAAAACAATCATCTTTATTATGTCCTAATATCACTGTTGGATTTTCTTTGAAAATTTTATAAGAATTATATCTAACCTTTTTCGTATAATCCTCATAAACATCCCTTAAATCATTGACCATACATAGATTTCTATTAATCTCATCTATCTTTCTCACATACAACTCTACATTTAAGATATTACAAATACATCTCAAATATTTAACTTCTTCTGATGTCTCTTTCCTATTATTATAATTAATATGAATTGCTACAATTCTCTTAGTTTTTGAATATAAATATTGAATGTTATATAAACAAACAATTGAATCAACTCCACCTGACAAACTGACAATAATAATATCATCTTCAATATTCTCAAATCTTCCAATATTCAATTGTTTATTATTTATGATATATAAAGAACTATTATTTTCCAAAATAGATTTATCAAACTCAATCAAATCTTCATTTGTCTTCTCATATTTATCTAAATTCTCCTTAAAAACTGCTCTATCATAAGTAGCCCTAATAAAATTCTTAGATGGAATTAATGGCATCTTACGCCATATCTCCTTCATAACATAAATTAAATGTTCTTTGATATTTGTATGTCTATAAACTAACATATAAAACATCCATTCCTCATTATTCAATTTACTTATAAAATCACTATTATTATTTCTCTCAACAATCTCAAGCGCCTTTCTATTAAAATAAGTTATGATATGTTTATTATAACCATTTCTATAATAATGTCTCGTTAATTGATCATAAATAAGAATTTGAATAATTTCTTTTTTTTCATAATTATCATTATTATTATTATCAATAAGATCTCCATATTTTTCACTTAAATATTTATCATTATTATTATTTTGATTAAACCAGTGTTTTCTAATATTTTTATTATTAAACCATTCATAATAAAAAAAAGAAATCATTAAAATATTCTTATCATTATCGTCTTAAATAGTTTTCGATTTTATTAATTCTACAACTTCTTCATATAGATCTTCTGGAATGATTAAATTCTTTTGTTCTTTTGTATCAAATACATAAGGTTTCTTATATTTATCTGTTCCTTCATCATTATCTTCAAATTCTTGAATTAGTTCATCTAATTCATCAATATCATCTGTATTCATCATAGTAAATCTTTTAATCAATTCAATTTTATCTTTTGATTTTAAATTTTGAAGTTTATCTAATAATTCGATATGATCAATTTCTGTTTCTATTTTTGAAAGTGCTAGTGCGATAGGAATATTAATTTTATTCTTGCCCTTCTCATCTAATTTTGTGAGAACTTCAAATGGCAAGTTCTTAATTTCAATATATTTCTTAATAGTTGCTTTTGAAATCTTTGTAAGTGCCTTAATCTTATCATAATCAGTTTCATTTTCATATAATTTAGCAATTGAAAGAACTTTATCACAATTTGAAAGATTATTTTTCTGTAAATTCTCAATTAAACTCATTTCTTTTGCTGTCTTATTATCGATAGTTATGATATGACAAGGAATTGATTTCTTATGTAATTCTTTCATTGCTAGAAATCTTCTCTTACCTGCAATAATCTCGTACTTACCTTTATTTCTATCATCATCTTCAATCAATTTGACAGTTATAGGATTTATTAGACCATTTTCAGTAATACTCTTTGATAATTGCTCTATTTCATTTATTTGTGTTTTTCTAACATTAATTCCATTTAAGATCAATTGAGTAATCTCAATTTCTTCAATCTTCATTTTTTTTTAATTATAATAATTTTAAATTTGTATAATAATAATCAATTTTTATTTAAAAAATGAATATTAATTATCATTCATAATTATCATAAAGATGATTGAAATTGGAGACGATGATATGGATTTCATTTATACTACTTTGATTTATAATAATAATTTTTATAATTATAAACCAAAGATAGAAATAATTGAGATTGATGAAATTAATTACATTGACCTCTCTTTCTTAGAAGAACTTGAAAAGAAAAAATAAAAATTGATTTTTTTTATTATTCTTAATTTCATATAAAATCATAATGGGAGGTGGTGATAGTAAGTATGTTCAAAATCAGGAGAAGTTTGTCAGAGAGAATTATGACAATTTTAAAAGTAGATTACCTGATTATTCATCTGGACAAATTAAAGGAAAGATGAGGCAGATGTATGCAGGGACTGATGAAAGACAAGAGAACCATCGTTCTTATATCAATCATCAAACTTGGACAAAGGCAAAAAGTTCTATTCGAATTAAAAGATAATTAGTTTTTGTCTTTTTTGAAAATATATATATATATAAAGAATTATATTTATATGAAATTTAAATGATTACTATTATGGATAATAATAATTTGAATAATAATAAGAAAGATGATTTGAATAATAAAGAGATTAAATATGATAATAATCAATTAAATTTGGCATTTGTTACATATTTCTATGGAAGTACTAATAATAAATCTTATTTAATTCCACCTGTTCCTTCTAAGAGATATAATTGTTATTATTATACAAATAATATGGAAATGATGGAAAAATTGAAAAATAGTGATTGGATTGCTATTTTTGATAATAAGATTACTGGCAATGATTTGAATGAGAGTTCGATGGCAACTAAACATTTGAAAGCGATGCCTCAGGAATTTAAGGAATTGAAGAAATATGATTTTATTTGTTCTTATGATAATAAACTTGAATTATTTGAAAATTCTATTGAAGATTTAATTAAGAATGAATTAATTAAAAATAATTATGGAATTGCATTTAGAGAACATAAATTTGTTCAAAATAATGTTTGGTATGAATTCGCACTTAGTATGCTACACCATCGATATAGAATTGAAAGTGAGAAAACTAAAAATTATATTTATAAACAACTTTCGAATGGTTTAAGAGAAACTACAAAATTTCATTATGAGAATAATATCATTATTAGAAATATGAGACATCCAAAAATGAATGAATTTAATGAAGTCTGGTATTCTCATATTAAAGAATGCGGAATTGAATGTCAAATCGCTCTCTTCTTCGTTAAACAATTATTTCCCGATAATTTCATCTTTACTATTCGATAATGATTTTTAATTTAAGGATTAAATTAATATTCTTATTATTATTGCCATTTTTTTGATGGAAATAGAAAAGCTCGAAAATACTATTTATGATTTTATAAATGCTTATTATGAAATTAAAGAAAATCTTAGTATTATTGAAGATGATTTGAATTATATTTGCGAAAATCTTGAAAAACACGAAATGGAAAATGAGAGATTGAAAATGAATGTTGATCATCTCATTCAAAATGATAGAATGAAACAAGAAAATATTGAAAATCTCAAAAGAGATATTGAGAAAATGAAAAAATTATTTAGAATTATGATGCTTCTTAAATAAAAAATAAATAAATAAATAGAATGTCTTTGAGTAATTCAGGAAGAAAGAAACATAATGCAAGTCAAAGAGGATTACCTGTAGTTAAAGAAGATGTTGAAGAAGAAGTTCTACAAATAGATAGTATTAATGAAAAAAATAAATTAAGTTTTGATAATTTATATGGTGTTCTTTTATATGATAATAATATTGCAATTTTTGTAAATAAAAAACAAAATAATTTTATTTTTAATGAGAAAGAAGTTATTAAAGGTCAAGGAAGAGACCAGATAAAACTTACACAATATAAAATAGTTAATAAAGGTAAAATTGAAAGAATATTGGATATTTTTAGAAAAAGATTAGATTATATATATAATTATGATAGTAAAAATTTTAAATTTAATTTGAATATGAATTTGAATACTAGAAGTATGACTAGAAGTATGACTAGAAAAGGTGGTAATCGTTTTATCATAAAAATTCCAATTGGTCATAAACATAATGTTAATTTTCAATTAGACCAACATAATTATGAAAATTTATTTAAATTACCTGATGAAAATTATGATTTTACGCATTTTATTGATGAATTTGCAAAATGTGATAGAGGATATATGAGTACAACAAGAGATATTAATCACGTTAATGCTATTTTCTTATGTTTTTTTCATATTAATGAATTTCAAATAACAACTCGATTTAGAGAATATGATATAAATGCCGATATTATGAATGATGAAAATTTAAAAATTCCAGATGATAATCTTGATAAATATCCAATAATTCAAAAATGTAAAAATTTGACTTGTAAATCTTCTGTTTTATGTGAAAACCCTAATTTCTGTGTTCAACAATGTCAAGATTACGTCTATGCATCTCAAGTTATTAATACTGCCGTAGAAATTTTTAATATTATTAATAATGGTGGGGAAAAATTATTTCCTGTTCATGTCGATGCCGAAGCGGATGTTGCAAATAATGAAAGAAGTTTTTATATTGCTGATGGTAATCATCGTATTTATACATTAAAAAGATTAGGTTATAATGGATATGTTCCTTGTATTTGTTGCGATTATTTACCAGTCGAAACATTAAAATAAAAAAATGATATTCGTATAATTATTTTATTTATGAAAAAAGAAGAAATGATTGTATTATTTAATCAAGATTTTATTTCAATCGATAATTATTTTTATAAATGTTGTATTCTTGAATTTGATACATCTTATAAAACAATCTTACCTCTTTTCAAAGATAATTCAAGAATATTTGATGATGTTTATAATTTATATCTATCTATTTATTTATTACCTAAATTAATATCTCCTCTAACTTTCTCTAAATTGGATATTACGAAAAGCGAATTTTATACAAAATATATCAATTATTATCTTAGCAAATGTTTTATAAATAGAAGAATTTATAAAAATAATCAAATATTTATAAATAAAACACTTAATTTCATCACTAATAATAATAAGAAATAAATTTTATGAAAGTTTTCATTTTTAAATCAATTTCTTTTTTTAATTCATCATTCAATTCTTTTTTTTCAAATATTCCATCATTATTTAATAATTCTTCTTTAATAATTATTTTATCTAAATTATTTCTTATTATTTCAATTGTTTCTGGATTTTTATTCAAACAAAGAGAATAGAAATTAATTTTATCAAGATTTTTTTTTATTATTCTCATAGCATTCTTATTCGATGATAAATAATACCAATTAATCTTTTCTTGATTTTCATCTAATAATGAAATAGCTCTTGGATTAGTATTTGCTGAAAAATAATCCCAATTAATTCTTTCCATATTCCTTTCTAAGAGATCTAATGCATTTGAATTATATGATAATGCATCCCAATCAATATTTTCATAATTTCTTTCTAAAATAGAAATTGCATTCTTATTACCTGATAATAAAATCCAATTAATTAATTCTAGGTTTTCATTTAATAATGAAATAGCTTTTGGATGTGTATTTTTTGAAAATCTATACCAATCAATCTTTTCAATATTAGAAAGAAGAAGTTCTATAGCAGACGGATTAGATGATAAGAAATACCAATTAATCTTTTCTGGGTTCTCAGCTAAGATTGAAATTACTTTTGGATTTGTATTTAAGGAAAGGATTGACCATCTAATTTTATCAAAATTTTCGAGAAGAAGGGAAATTGCATCATCACTATTATTCAAACATAAATTCTCATAATCAATTTTATGTTTATTTTTTCTTAATAATCGAATTGCTCGAGGATTTCTTGATAGATTAGACCAATTAATATTATTAATATTTATCCAACTAACTAATTCATATTCCTTCTCGTAATCATATAAATAATTTCTTATTATTTCATAAATATCTTCATTCATTTTATTTTAATTTATTATATTAGAAATATCAATTTTAAATAAAATGAAAAAATTTTATTTCTTTATCGATGACTTAGATGTTAGTGGAGATAAAATACCTGATGGAATTCTTGTTCGAAAAGTTGAATTTGATTTCAAAAATAAAAAAATAATTTATCATAAAAATAATTATATAACTAAGGAAAATTTATTAAGTGCTAATATTTATAAATTAAAATCAAATAAAAATAATAATCTTGATAAATATTTAATTTCAAATATGAATTCATTTCGTCTTCATGTATTTGATGTTAATAAAAAATTAATACCTAATATTATCATAAGTGCCAATAGTTATTTTCATAAAAATAATTATTTCAATAATGTTAATATAAATAAATTTTATGATTATCTAAATAATTTATTTTTATAAAATAGATGAAATATTTAACTTTTAAACTTATTGAAGAATTGGACATTGATGGGGATAAAAATCCTGATGGTTTTTTGATAAATTTATGTACTCTCGATAAAAATAATAATATTATTTATCTCAAATCTAAATATATTACATTTGCAGATTATAATAAAATTAAGAAAGGTGGTAATGGAAATAGTGTTAAAATAACTATTAAGCGTTCAGCCTTTTTCAAAAATCCTGATCTCATTAAACAATTATCTGCATCTAATAAAAATGTTGAAATTATTTTTCAAGATGATGAAGATGCTGAAAAAATTGAAGAAAAAAAAGATCTTCCTGAAAAAGTTGATTTGAAGCCATTACAATTAAGAAAGATTGCAAAAGAAACTATTCAATCGGATAAAAATAATGAACTAGCACCTGAGATTAAAAGACAATTACAAACAATAGTAACTACAAAAAATGACAATGATCTAATTATTAGTGAATTAAAAACAAAAATAGAAATTATGGATAGAGATAATCAAAATCAAAAAATTAATGATATTAAACAAATGCAAATGCTACAACATATGCAATTGATGAATATTAGTAATCAAAATCAAAATCAAAATCAAAATCAAAATCAAAATCAAAATCAAAGCCAGAATTCAGGTGGATTTTGGTCTAATTTTTATAGTGGTCTAGGATGGGGTGCTGGAATGGGATTTACACATTTATTATTTGGTAGTTTAATGGTTCATCCATATTATTCATATAATTATGGATTTTATCCTGATTATTATTATCCAGGTTTCTATGATCATACAACAATAATTCAAGAAAATTATTTTATTGATAATAGTGTTGAAAATATTGATTATGGTGATGTAAATGTTGATGTTGGCGATACTTATGGAGATACAGATGTTGGGGATAGTTTTGGCGATGTTGGGGATATTGGTTTTTAATTTATTTTTATATAGTAAATAAATAATGTCAGAAGATATAGCTTTATTTACTGATTGTGATATAAATGATGTTTCGATCGCATTTGATGAGATTTTTGATGATTGTATGAAAATTGAAGAACCTGAATTTAAATTAATTAATAATATAGATTATACTTATGATAAAATATTAGATAATATTAATGACGATTTTAATATAAATAATTATTTTTTTAATACTTATGAAGAGTTTTTTTCAAATGATGAAATTATATATAGTGATGATGAACCATCACCAGTTTCAGTATCAGATATGATTGTTAGTTCTCCACAAAGTGAAATGGTTATGGGAGGTAAAAAATATTTTAATTTTGATAAAATTCATAATATTATAAATGTTTTATGTCCTAATATTTCTAAATTTATTAGATTTGGAGGCGATATTATCGATGAAGGAAAAGAATTATTACGATTATTATATTTATATGATTCTAATCACGATTTTGGGAAACCAAAAGGACATATAGTTTATAGATATATTCTCGAAAAATTTAATTCTAAAATTGATACTTTATATCCTCCTACAACAGCAGCAAATAATGCAAAAAATGCATATTTTAAAGATTTATTCAAAGAAAAAAAGGGTTTTAGTTTTGAAAATAAAATAGTAAATGAAGTTAAGGATAAGGATTTTTTTTCAACTTTATTTAATGGCGCAACTAGTTCTTTTATAATTAATTTTTCACAACACCAATTTTTAACTTATAAATTTAATGAATTACCTGAATTAATTAAATTTATACATATTTTTTTTGGTATAACAACTATTTATAAACAACCAATTCCTGCTCCTCCTGCAAAACCTGAAATTGATGATCCAACTGATAAATCTACAATTATAGATACTACTTTAATTTTAGGTAAATTATTATCAAAAATTATAAAACCTGATGGTGGAAAGAAAAATAAAAAAGGTAAAAATAAAAGTGCAGCAGATAAAGATAAATCAACGGAACTTTTTTATGATAAAATGGGGAAAAAATTAGAACCTTTTGAAAATGCTTTTGATCCTCACCCATCGACAACACTCACAATCCCAGACGATGTTTCATATCAACTATATAAAAATATTATAGATGAAAATTTTAATTATACACATACACCTCATAATTTTGATGATTCATTAAAAGCGGTTAGAACAATAACAAATAATAAATTAAATTTTCATATATATCCTTTTGAATTTGATCTTGCAAACCCTAATATGACTTATCATCCTTGTATTGAATTAAAAAATATTAATCAACATAATATTAATGATTTTAAAAAATATATTGAAAAATATATAGTTCCTAGCACTACTGCCGTTGCAAATGATTTAACTAATATTGCAACAGCTTCGCCTGAAAGAGAATTTAAAATAAAACAGAAAAAAAAAACACAAGCAAAGAAAATAGCAGGAGTTACATATCTTAGTTATGATGGATATTTAGTTTATAAAAATGGTAAAATATATCTATATTATAAACAGTCATTTAATGAAATCGCAAAATTAAAACAAGTAATACAAAAAATATTAGATTATAAGAAAAAAAGAACTTCTGGAATTCATCAAAATTCATTAGTTAATAATAATGAACTTGATAATTTATTAAATACACAAATATCAACTCAAAATAATATATTATCTATTTTAATTATTTATTTATTTATTTCATATATTAATTCTACTCCAAAACCTACTAATATATATACTGATGATAATATTGATAAAATTGTTGATATTTTATTAGATCTTAAAAAGGCAGGTGATTGGGGGCAAGGATTATTTTGTTCCAATTATAATAAAACTAAACCAAATAATTTATCAGATTGTCTATTTATATCAGGTGATCAATTATCTGCCATAAGATCTATTTTTTGTGAAAATGTAGATACTATGTTCAGTTCTAAAAATCAATTATTTTTATATAAAAATAATGTTCCTCCTGTTGCTGTCGCTGGTGGTTCTTCTGACAAAAAGAAAAAGAGACAAAGATTATCATATAATCGCAAACAAGAAACGATTGTAATTAATTCGCAAAGTTCTGATAGTTCTAGTGGGTCTAGTTGGTCTAGAAGTAAAGAAGAAATAAATTTAAATGATCCTGAAATTATGGTAGTTAGTGATAGTGATTTGAGAATAACAATTGATAATTATCGCGATATATATTTAAATATTATTAATTTATTAAATTTTCATATATTTGAACCGTTTTTTGATATTCATAACTATGAATATAATAAAGATGAATATGTGCTTTTTAATAATTTAGAAGATAAAAAATATATCTATAAGTATTATTTAACAATAACAAAATATATATTTATTTTTTATTTTATATCAAATAAATTTAAAAAAAATTATGATAAAGTCTTACAAAAAATAATAAAATCATTATTTACAAAACACGAAGGGAAATCTCTGTTCATAATTAATGATAAATTACCTATAAAAGACATTGAAGAAATATTTGAAAAAAAATTAATTAAAATTAAAAATATTAAATTTTATATAAGTTTTATTCATAAAATTGATAAATGTATTAATGACAATATACAAGCAAATATAGCAACATTTAATTATAGTTTTATCTTAAAATTATATAAATTATATGATATTTTTTATTGTTATGATCATATCTATAATAATAAAAAAATTATAATTAAATTTCAAGAAAATTATTATAATTATATGTATTTTTATCATAAATTATTTCAAGTTTTAAATAAATATAATAGATATGGTATAGTAAGTAATGAATTACTAAGTTTAAGAGCAAATATTAAACAACTACAACTTAAATATTATAGACAACCTGTTTTATTGAACGATAAATTATATATTGAATATAGAACTGATGTAAGTGAAGATACAATAATTCAAGATATTATTTTAAGTGAAAATAAAGAAGGTGAATTAGAAGCTGAATATGATCGCAAAGTTAAAGCAATAGATGATGAATATTGTTTATTTGTAATTGAAAAATTAGTTAATAAAATTGATTATATTATTCGATTAGTTTCAGAAATCGATCCATCAAAACATAATATTAAAATAAGATTAAATGATGAAACATTGAAAATTATTAATATTTATTATAATCATTCAAGTAATAAAATTACTATTATAGAAATTATTCACAAAATTGACAATATTTATAGAAACTTAATGAGAAGAGAAAGAAATATTGATAAAGTTAGAAAATATTATTGTCATATTTCAAAATTATATAATTATTATTTAAGAAATCATTTGAATATTTTTGATGAATTTAAAAGAACAATTGATAATCCAACTTATAAAAGTGATTATACAAAACTTAAAAATAATATTATTCGAATTGTTATGGAACTAAGTAGTGAAAATATTGATTGTGATATTGGATCAAAAATTATTAATAAAATAAAAAATTGTAATTATATAAGAAATAAATTATCATCTATATCTTCTCAAATAGTTAAAAATAATATTTATAAATTTTTCATTGCAAATATATATATAATCATTGAAAATTATCTAAAAATATCAAATGGATTAAAATATTATTTTAAATTTGATGATAATGATGATATATTTAAATATATTAATAAAAATTCATTAAAAGATTTCTTTAAAAAAATTAGAAGAAAAGATAAAAATTTTAAAGAATTAAGAGATTTTCTAACAATGTTTTATAATTGTTTTATCTATTTTTATGAAAATTCTAATATTAATTCTATTCTTGATAAACAAAATTTTCAAATGAATTTAGAAAAAATGCATCACGATGTTTTTTTTAATAACTTTTAATAATTATAAATTACAAAAAATTAATTTTGCAATTTATATGAAAGTCATTGAAACTACTCAATTACTCTTTTGTAGAGGAATGAGTGTTTGTAACTATCCTTGAAGTTGAAAGAGTTTCGACGACTGCATCTGCATTCAATCTCGTTCGTCTCGGTATTTACATATCTCCTCATAATTTCTCTCTCGAAATAATCAATGAAACATTTTTTGTGCATAATATTCTTATGATGTTTATTCGTGAGGATCTCAAACAACTCTTCATCATCTTTGAAATCAATTTCGCTCATGCAAATATCACACGTCGAAGAAGTTTCCTCATTCTCTTTCATTATTTCTTCTGTTTTTTCAACATCGCGAAATAGAACGTTTGTGATTTTATACTCCCTCTTCATAATCATCTTCATAATTCGAAATCCATTGATGTATTCCGCATTTCTCGAAATGATGTTTCTAACAAACTCAACTCTGCCGTGCAACATCTCATCGATGATCTTTAACTCCAATTTCTTCTTGCTGAAAAAATCGAGAGTATCAAGTGGCGTCCCTGTGTTGTTCGATAAACGGATGTCATATTGCGACGACGAATTCTTGACCATCACAAATAAATTGCAAGTGAAATCAGAAGCTCCAAATGGTGGTTCATAAGGATAATCGACCTCATTGTTGATGATGCAATCAATATTCAATTGAATTCGATGCCCCCTAAATGAAATGGTTTTCCCAAGTCTCATGACGATAGTAATCTTTTTATGAGTGCAAGAATTTCCTGCACTATAGAAAAGTGCTCTCGGATTCCTAACACTCCTAACCGAAACATTCCCATTGTACATCTTGATGAAATTTTGAATGTCTTGATCGATGAATTTTTGCGCGTCATTTCTATCCCTGAAATAGATGTCCATATCATTAGGAACTTTCATTCGATTGATTGACTCAGGATGAAATGATCTATCCCAGAACTTCGAATACAAATCTCTGTCTGATTTTATGTGATCATCAAACAATGATTTATTATGGGTCGCAATAATCTCATCCCTCACCATTCCACCAAAGATAATCCCACTCTGTTCAATTCCAGCTAGTTTCAAGATGCTATAAGCAGCTCGAATTTCCTTCAATTGATTGAAAATAGTAGAAGACATCAACGTAAATGCAATAATAAAATTAGAAATTTAAAAATTTCATTTTTTTTATTTTTTACTTTTATTATTAATAAAAAAAATTGATATAAGAATAATTTTATAATTATAATCAAGCTTCTATAGCTCAGTTGGTTAGAGCGAACGGCTGTTAACCGTTAGGTCGAAGGTTCGAGCCCTTCTAGGAGCGATTTTTCATTTTTATTATTAATATCAAAATTTAATTGATGTTAATAAATTTTTAAGTTTATTCTCATCTTTGGATAATTCGGTGTTAAATAATCTATTTAATTTTTTAAAATCATCTGATAAAGATAATTCTTTAAATTCTTTTTCTTCTTCCTTTTCCATCATTGTTTCTCTTTGTTTTATTATTTCTAATTTTCTTCTCATTTGTCTCATCTTTGTCATTTTATTATTCTTAATATTATGACTAGAATAATGTCTTGAATGTCTTGATGGTTGAATGGTCATTATTGAACTTGATGATGGAAATTTACCCCCTTTCTTAGTTTTTCTAGCAGAAGTTCTTTGTGATTGAGTTGGAGGAAGTGGTGCATTTTTATTTAAATTTATTAAATCAAATTTGAAAACAACTCTTTCTTTATTTTTCTCTCTTTTTATTTTATAATCTTTTATTAAAAAATCTCTATATGATATTATTCTAGAATTAAGATTTAATACTCTATCTCCCATAATATCTAATTTTTGTCTTTCAATTCTATTATTATTTTGAGAAGATAAAATTAATTGTTTATCTTGTTCATTTGGTAAACTCTTAAAAAATTCAAAATCTTCGAATTTTGTTTCTTCTAATCTATTTTTCTTTTCTGTGAATAAATATGCTTTATAAATTTTCACCAAATTTAAATATCGTAAATAATCTTTCTTACTTTTCCCATTAATCATTCTCATAATTGAACTTTCGTCATTATTATAAGTTTTAATTAAATCATTTATTAAAAATAGTAATCTTGAAACTTCTAAATTATTTGATAATAAATATTCTTTTTTCAATGGTATTAAACTTAAATCTCTTTCAAAAGTATCAACTGATATATCTAAATATGCCATATTAAATGTTAATTCTTCATCAGTATATAAATTTTTTTCAACTTCTTCAATATCATTCTCTCTCATTTTATCAATACTATAATGAACATCAATTTCAAAATCACTTGCATATAAATCAACAGGAAAAACAGATGAGAATGTGTGTCTGAATCTAAAATAAGTAGATTTTTCATTATTTAAATTATATCTTAATTGATGTCTTATATTTTCTAAAATATCATAATATGTATAAATGAGATTACCATCACCATCAAAACTAATAAAATCATTGTCATAACCTTTTTCTCTTAAATATAATTGTAATTCATCTATTTTTATTATTTCATCTCGATTGACTATTAAATAAGCAATTAATTCATTTACATTTCTAACTATTATCTCTTCAACTTGATTGAAATTATTTTTAACAATTTCTTCAATTTCTCTTTTAAATCTCCTATCATATTCTACACTAAAATCTTTTGCAATTTTTCTTTCAATTTCTAATAAATATTCTTCATTTTCTATTAAATCATATGTATATTTTCTTCCTAATTTTTGTTTTAATTCCCAATCTAAATCTCTTTTAACATTTTCAAAATTTTTATCATAATAATCATTTCTCAATTCTTTTATATATTCCTCTCTGGGTTTCAAATATAATTTTGTATCTATATCTTCTGTTTTTGATAAATCATTTCTATATCTTCTACATGCATCGCCACCAACTACGAATAATAAAGGTAATTCTAAATCCTTCAATTCTTTATTTATTCTCTTTATTATTGAATTAATATAAGGTCTAAATTTTTCTATTAAAAAATATCTTAAAATATTATCAAATATTTTTATATAATCTGTTTGATCAAAAATTTGTTTCTTAATATTTTTTATTAAATATTTATCATATAATTTTCCACTAATCCCAAAACTTTCTTTATAAAATTTTATTATTAAATATAATATTTTTATTTTATTATTATCTATGAATTCTGCTTCTAAAACATCTAATTTTTTATCTATTAATATATATTTATTAAAAATTTCTTCTCTTACATTATAAACATCATAATCATTTCTAACAGGTTTTCTTGCATTTTTTACTAAGTAGTTAAAGATATATAATCCATAAACATTCAAATAATCTTTATCATCTTTTAAATTACTTAAATTAACTAATTCTTCAAAATTATTATATAAAAATACATTTAATAATTCATATTTCATTGTTTCTCCATCTTCTTTGATAATATTTATATTAATAGTAAAAAGAGTAAATAAATAATATTCTCTCTTTTCCAATGATAATTTTATATCATTTATATGTAAATCTTCATTTAATTCTATTATCTTACTTTCTAATAAACTTTTTATTTGATCTATAATATTTTTAAAAGAAATTGAACTATTTTTAATTTTTATATAATTATATAAATTCATTGATGTGTCTTGAATTGCTGATTTTTCATAATCAGTCATTAATCCACTTTTATAATGTCTTTCCAATAATCTATTCCATCCAACTGAACCACCTTTGCAATAATCATAATAAATATCATTTGTTGTTTTTGATTCTAAATCTTCAATAATTAATTTTGATAATTTTTCTTTAACATTATTTAAAATCATTTTATTATTTTCAAAAACATCATTTATTTCTCTATATTTATCAATTGATCTTTGTAATTTTTCGTGTGTATCACTAGCCATTAATCTTGGAACTCTTTCTATTTTTTCTAATATTGTTTGTGAAACTTTTGTTTTTAAGAATTCTTCATAAGTCGTTCCTAGTAATAAATTTCTTGCACTTTTAGTAGACATAATAAATTTGTAATCTATTAAAAGTAAGTAAAAAAAAATATGATATAAATTTATAATAAAGATATATATCCAAGTAATGGTGGACTGTTGCGAACTTCCTGTTCAAATTAATGCCGAAGATGATTATGATGGTGATTGTGATACGAATTATGATGATCGCGAATACGATGATTATGATTACGATTATTATGATCATTATGATGATTATGACGAGTTTCACGATTATGAAATTGGAAATTACTGCTACAATGCCGACAAGGATGAGAAAGAAGACAAGGAAGAGATCGAGAAGTTGAGACTTGAACTCAAGAAACAACTGTCTATGATTGGTGAAGTCCTCTTCTACGAGGAAGACTACACTAATTATGAATAGTTTATTACTGTTGATTTAAAATTTGAACTATTATTATATTTATAATATAATAATTATGGGTAATAATAATAGTTCAAAAAGGAAATACACATATCAACAGTATTACAAAGCGATTATTAAAAAAAATCAATCTTTTGATTTTTCAGATATTGATTTTTCTTCCTTAAATCCATTGGAAGTTTTTGAAATTAGTAAAAATTATACTTGGAATGAATTGAAAGATGCTTATAAAGAGACTGCTCTTCTAACTCATCCAGACAAAGAAGGAGGTAATGAAATTGTTTTCAATTTTGTTACTGAATGTTTTAAACTTTTGGCATTGGAATATAAGAATAGAAACGCAAACAAAACTTTCATAGAACTTAAAAAACAATTTCAAGAAGAAAATAATTATGATAATAATAATAATCACAAAAATAGAAATGATGAATTAAATAATGATAATAATAATGATTTTGATAATAGAAATGATGATAATGATGAAAGTTTTAATCAAAAATTTAATAAGACTTTTAATATGTGTAGAGTTGAAGATGAATGTAATGATTTTGGATATGGTGATAGTATGATAGAAAGTTCTAAAGAAAGAGAAGATTATTCAACAACTAATTTATTTAAAAATACTAAATTTAATAATCAAACTTTTAATAAACTTTTTATTAATAATGTCCCTGCTCCTAAGATTACTAAGGAAATAATCAAATATAAGGAACCAGAACCATTAATTCTAGCAAAGACAATTAATTATACTGAAATTGGAGGCAAAAAACCAGATGATTATAGCACAAGTCCTGAGAAAAATACGAATAATAATCTTGTTTATACTGATTATAAAATTGCTTATTCTAATCAAAGATTAGTTGATGAAGAAACAATAAGCAATTCTATTAAGAATTTTAAAAATCTCGAAGATTATGAACAATACAGACTTTCAAAATTTAATAAAAAATTATCTAATAAAGAAATAAGATATTTTGAAGAAAAAAAATTAAAAGAAGAAAAAGAAGAATATGAAAGATTGGAAAGAATTAAGAATTTTGATATTAAAATTAAATTGAATAATGATAAAGCTAATAAATTATTATTATAATGATTTAAATTTTTTCTTTTTATCTTGATTTATCTTTATTAAATTAGGATTTGATAATGGTTTTCTTTTTTCATTTAATTTTTTTATTTTTTTCATAAATTGTTCATTACTAATTTTTTTATAAGGTGTTGATGGACATTCTGGTGTTATTTCATTTGTATTTCTTACATTTTCACAATTTTTAAATAGAGGTATTATTTCTAAATTATCTGGTATATCTATAATATCATTATTATTAAATAATTCTTTATTATGAGTATTTGGAACTATTCCACTATAGAATAATGGAATTGTTGAAACATTATCTGCTAATTTATGATCAAAATAAATTAAATGTTTATATGGAAAATATTCGAATATATGATCATAAATTGTATTAGTATAATAACTACTTAATATTTCTAATTCATTATCTTTTAAAAAATCATTAATTGTTGGAATGAAAACCAAATGAGAATTGAATATTATTTTATAATTTTTTATAGATGATAAAAATTCTTGTCCATAAATTGAAATAAATGATGCTAAGATAAAGATGTTCAATTTATGATTATTTATATTATTTAACATTCTTATATTATTTGACATTTGCAAACCTGTGTAAATACAATCATCTATGAATACAATCGTATCATCATCTTTCAATCTAGGATCCTCTAAATTATTATCTGTCAATATTATTACTTTACTCTTTGGATATTTGAAATTCATATAATCTTTTAAATATAAATAAATCCAATAATTAGATTTCTGTTTTTCATTTAAATTTATATAAATAAATATAGGTCTATCTTTCTTAATTGAATTAATCATATCTTTCACATTCATATTTAAATATTTTATCATCTTTTCAAATGAAACGTGCATCGTATTATCAATAATCTTTTTTGCCAATGGTCTAGTCTTATAATCACATTCCTCTAAAAACTTTTTGACATTCTTTTTATTAAATTCGTGATTTAAAGGATATTTCATATAAGTCGTAAATCGTTTTGTTGGCTTTGATTTCTTCTTAACTTCTTTCTTGACTTCTTTAATACATCTATTTGTTTTAGGATTTCTTATCTGTCCTTCTTTACATATCTTATATAATTTACCATTGATTATCTCATATCCTTCTTTGATTTTTGGTTTCACTTCCTTCTTCTTTAAATCATTCATTTCTTTCAAAATCTTCTTTCCTAATGCAGAAGTTTTTAGAACCATTCGACCAGTTTTAGGATTTAAAATTTTATCTTTTTCCATAAGTCTAATAATATATTAGATTTAGATTTTGTTTTAGGATTAATTACTTTCTTTTCAACAAAAATATCATCAATATTATCTTTATAAGGAGATATAGGACATTCAGGATTATATCTACTAGTATTTCTTACATTTTCACAATTTCGTAATAATGGTATTATTTCTAAGTTTTCAGGTATATCTAAATTTTCATTAAATAATTTCTTATTATAAGAATTTGGAACTATTCCACTATAAAATAATGGGATTGTTGTATTTGTATCCCCCAATTTATGATCATAATATATTAAATATTTACCTGTAAAATATTCATAATTCATATCATAATGAGAATTTAAAGAACTATAATAGGAATAATAACTAATTAATAATTGTAATTCTGTTGTATTTAAATAATCATTGATATTTGGTATATACGAATAATGAGAATTTAAAATTATTTTTAAATTCTTGTCATTATCATTATATTTATTTATTAAATATTTATCTTTTTTTGATATGAATGATACAAGAATAAAAATATGTAATTTTAAATTATTTTTATTAATTAATTTTTCAATATCATTCATATTATCTAACATAACAATAATATCATCATTCTTTAATTTACTATTATCAATAATTTTATTTGTAATTACTATTATTTCTTGATTTGGATTATAAAAATTTAAAAAATCTTTTAAATATAAATAAATCCAATAATTAGAACTTTCTAATCCTTGTGATTTATTTATATATATAAATAATGGTCTATCTTTCCTTGAAAGATCTATCAATTCTTTCAAATTCAAATTTAAAAGTTTTATCATTTCCTTAAATGTTACGTGTTTCGTATTATCAATTATCTTTTTTGCAATTGGTCTTGTCTCAACGTCACAAGCATCTAAAAACTTTTCGACGTTTGATTTATTAAATTCATGATTTAAAGGTTCATTGAAATAAGTATAAAAATTATTTAAATTAATTTTAACTTCTTCCTCCTCAAATTCTTCTTTTGCATCTTCATAATCTTCTTTTTCAATTTCTTTTTGATTATCAATATCAATATTCTTATCCTTATTCTTAATACATCTATTAGTCTTAGGATTTCTTATTTGTCCATCTTTACATAATTTATATAATTTTTCATTAATAATCTCATATCCCTCTTTAAGTTTAATTTCTTTATTTTTAGATTTCTTTTTCAATTCTTTTAAATCATTCATTTCTTTTAATATCTTCTTTCCTAATGCAGAAGTTTTCAGGACTAAGCGACCAGTTTTAGGATTTAATATTTTATTTTTTTCAATTGGCATTTCTATTTTAATTATAATTAAAAAAAAATAAAAGAAATATTTATATTTAATTAAACAAAGAAATGATTTCTAACTCCCTTGGAATTACGATTGCATCATCCCAGAATAAACTCTTATTATAAGAATTAGGAACAACACCCTTATAAAATAATGGGATTGATATTTCACCACCTTCTATTTTATCCTCGAAATAAATCAAATATTTATTATTGAATGTTTCAAATTTATTATTAATTGATTTTAATCTTCCTTCTGAAAGATTTGTATAATAAGAATTTAATAATTCTATTTCTTTATCTTTCAAATAATCATTTGTCATTGGAATAGTTTGAATTTCTTTATTAAATATTATTTTAAAATTCTTTAATGGTATTTCTAATCTCATTCTTCCTTCGTTCGAAATAAAGGGCGCAAGAATGAAGATGTTCAATTTCAAATTATTTTCATTACTCAAATTTGAAATCATACTTGAGATTTTCAATCCAGTATAAATACAATCATCTATAAATACAATTGTATCATCATCCATCAAATATTTATTATTAAGAATGTAAGAATTTATTATTATTACCTCTCTCATCGGATAATCACTCCTCATAACTTTTTTAAAATGTGAATAAAACCAATCATTCGCAGAATATGGAATACATACGAAAATAGGTCTATCTTTATCAACGACATCATTCAAATTTTTAATATTCATATTAAAATATTTATTCATATCATCTTTTGATACATATCTCGTTTCTTCGATTAGTTTCTTTGCTAAATGTCTGGTCTGATAATCACAAGCTCCTAAAAATCTTATAACTTTCATAGAATTCATTTTTTAATGATTTTGATATAAATATAATCATTTTTTTATATATATAAAAATAAATTAGAAAACAGAAAATTGAAACTTAGTAATATTCAAAATATTCATCATTATTTTTATTATTATTCATATCTATGTTAAATGTTTGGATATATTTAATTTTAGCTGGTGCATTTTTTAATGTTTGCGAGTTTGATGAACTACTTCGTCTCTTACTTTTCATAATATCAACTTACTATCTTTAATATTAATATTTATTTTTTTTATTTTTATTTAAAATCCATATTTAAATAATAAACAGACCAAGCTAAATAATTAGCAAATAATAACCATAATAAATAAGGTATTAATAAATAAACTGATAAATATCTTTCATATGTATAAAATAATATCATAACAATTATTAATGTTATTAATGTTAATGATACGATGAACGCACTTTCTAATAATCTTCTAAATATGAAAATTATTGGCGAATATATCAAATTTATGAATAAATGAATGATTGGAATTACCCAGAAAACATAAGGAAGTTCACGTAATCCATAATAATATGAAATACCAATTAAGATATATAAAATAAACCAAGCAAAACCAAAAATATAACTAGGGGGATTATATAAAGGTTTCTTTAAATTAAAATACCAATCTTTGGGTTTTGTGAAAAAACCAATTGAAAATCCTAATATTAATGGTGCAATTGATATTACTAATAATAATTTATCTTTAAAATCCATAATTATTAATTATTATTTTCTTTTATCTAATAATTTAATTTGAGGAGCTAATGAATAAATTTTCTTAAATTTTTCTCGATGTGTTTTTAATAAATTCCAATATAACTTATCCCAAACATCAAACATCTGTTTATTTTTATAATCACTCATCTTTTTTATATAATTAGATGATGAGAAATAAGGTCTTGTCATCATACTTATATTACTTGTATCTAATGAATATTGGGACATTCCGAAGACATTAGCAACCATAACCCATTCATAAGCATCTATAAAACAAATCATAAACCATTCATATAATTCTTTGGGATTTATCTGTAATAATAATCCAATATTCCCCATTATCATTAATCTCTCAATATGATGCAAATAAGCATATTCGTGAACTTTCTTAATCATATCATCAATTATTATTAAATCAGTATTTGAATTTTTATCATACCAGTTTTCAGGGATTTTATTTGCATGATTTAAATAATTCATTGACATCATTTCTTTTCCGTGATAAATATAAATAAATCTTACATAACTTCGCCATCCTATCAATTGTCTTATAAATGCCTCGACTGTTATTAATGATAATGATGATGATGATGATGATTTATGATTTTTATAATATTCAATAACTTTTTTAATAATAATATCAGGAGTTATTAAACCTATATTTAACAATGGTGATAAAACTGAATGACTGCCAAAAACAACTTTTTGAGATATTCCATCCTGATATTTCCCAAATGTCTCTAAACGATTTTTAATAAAATTATTTAAATGATTTGCAACTTCTTCCGATGTTATTGGATAATAGAAATTATCAATATTTCCAAAATTATCGTTGAAATTCTTTTTGATGTAGTTTCTCGCTTCTCTTAGATAAATATTATCATAAGTCTTGATTTTATCTTCTTTATAATCCTTGTCATATTTATTTCTATTTTCTTTATCAAAACTCCAAGAATTACCAACAGGAGTTTTATCATCTTCCATTAAAAGATTTAATCGCTTCCTTTGCCATCTATAAAAACTTCGATCGTGGTAATAATTCTTCTTATTAGTAAATTTATTTCGATATTCTTCTAATTCTTCTCTCGTTTCTAAAAATGACGGTGAATTATGAAATTTTATTTTAAACAATTTTGAATATTTTTCAATCATCTCATTATCTATCGGATCATACATATGAAACTCATCATCCTTTCTCTTTTTTATTTTAGAAAATTCATCAAATTCTATATATTTGATTTTATTTTTCAAATTTGATTTTGAATTTAAATAATCATAATAATATTTCATAGAAGCTCGATGCAACATTAATTTTTGTTTATGAAATGGTTTTGATGTAAAATAATAAGGTTCTTCAATTAGATAAATAATATCCATTTCATTAAAATTTGAATTATTTGAATAAAATAATTGTGTTGGTAATATAATAAATATTTTTGTCATTTATTTAATTTAAATAAAAATAATTAAATAAAATTATCTTTTTTTATAAGGTGGATAAGGGCAATTTGGAGAATTAATATTAATCGTTTTTATTTCAGAATAAGTACCAATACAATTTTGAATAAATTCTATAACGTCTAAATCATTAGAAAATGTTTCAAAATTTTGGCATATAGGTATAACATCACCATCTATTTTTTCAAATTTGGCATATTTCTTATAATAATTATATTTCATTATTTTTCTATTTTTCTCATTTAATACAACACCGCTATAAAATATAGGAATTGTTGAAACATAATCTGCTAATTTATGATCAAAATATATTAAAAATCTTTCATCAAATGAAAATATATTTTTTTTATCTTCATCATCATCTTCTATTTCATTTTCAAATCCATCTTCTTCATTATTAAATGAATATTCATTACCACCATAATATTCATTTAATAAATATAATTCATCAAATGATAAAAAATCTTCAATTATTGGAATATCAATATAAGTATTATCTCCATTTATAGAAAAATTTATATTTTCAGGTTTTCTTTTGCCAGTACCTCCATTTTTACATTTTTTAATATTTGGTAATATATTTATAATTTTATTTAATTCATTTTGTATTGATAATTCTGATATATATGAACATAATATAAAAATATTGATATTATTTACCTCTGTTGAATTTAAAAATGCATTATTTATTTTTTGCAATTCTCTTTTGATTTGTTGTCCTGTATATATACAATCATCAATTAATAAAATTATATCATTATCTTGATATGGAATTATATTATCTTTTATTAAATAAATTTCTTTATCACTTGGTTCATAGTTTATTTTATCTGTCATAATAACTTGAATTTTTATTTCTGGATATGTTTCATGTAGATAATTTATAAAATATAATAATAACCAATAATTTGATTTATTTTGATCTCTATCTTTAATTTTAATATATATAGGTCTTTTATTATCTTTTAATTTAAATTCTTTGTATTTAACGATTATTTTATCTATATTCATTTGAAAATTTTCTATAAATTCTTTAAATGAAACATACATTGTTTTATCTCTGATTTTTTGAACTATATCCTTAACATCTTTATGACAAGCATCTTTAAATCTTTTAAATTGATCATCATCAATAGGATGTGTTCCAGGAAGTACAAAATTATCACCTAATAATTGAAAACTCTTACTTTCATCCATTATTCTTATTTATAATCATTATAATATTTAATTATTAATTTGAAAGATAAACGAAATATAAAATTAAATTTTTTATTTCATATATATTTATATAGAAAAATGTCAGAGTTATTTATTATAATTGCTGTTATAGTATTATTAATATTATTTCTATATTTCGGTTTCAAATATAATTTAACGATTGAAAAATTTGAAAGTATTTCTAGTTATAATAATTCCCTTGCCAGTTTAAATGCTGCGAGTTTAAGTTCTGCTTCATCTGTTGCATCATCATCTTCGAGTAGTCCATCATCTCCACCACAACAACGAACAGCTGCACAAATAATAGCAGATAATCAACTAGTAAGCGATAATACTGCTAAGACAAGAGCACAAGATTTTTCTAAAATTGCATTAGATAAGAAAAATGAAGCAGAAACTCAATACCTCAATACACTTCGAGCAATAATAGATGGTAGTAATATAGATATTATAACTAATGCGGCAAATTTAGCAAGAACTGCCGCTAATGCTGCAAAAATAGCATCTGATAATGCAGAAAGCGAAGCAGCAAAAATTTCTGATGCAGAAATTAAAAAAGGAGCAAATGCATATGCTCAAATTGCTACTAATGCAAGAGATAATGCAAAAATAGCGGCAGATAATGCTGAAAGAGCAAAATTGGCAGAAATTGCAGCTAGAAATACGAGACAAAATGCCGTTGCTGCACCAGCACCAGCACCAGCAGCAGCAACTCCACTCCCTCCTGAACCACCATCTGTTTTAACCAATGATAATTTAATTAATTTATTAGCAGTAATAAATGCATATCCTCCTGTGGCAATATATCACCCTATATCTGGCAATACTATAGGAATAGATGATGCAAAAACTAAATTATATAATTTAGTTGATCCAAGTAAAAATAAATTTGCATCAATTATTAATGGTGACAAAATTACAGTTATAAATGGTAATAATGGTAATACAAATGTAAATTTTAATCCAAATGGCACTTTGAATTTAAATGCCAAATATGTTGGTCAATCAAATATAAATTATTTACAAGGAACATATGAATCAAAGATTACATTTGATTCAATACCTCAAAACTTTACTCTATGTACAATTACTAGATATACAACTCGTGAAAATAGAAATACTATTTTAACTTCAAGATCTTCTTCTACTCAAAGTTCAACGAATGATAATAATAATAATTTATGGTTTCACGGTCATAATAATGGTAAAAGAGGTATTGTTTGTTATAATAAATATTTAACTAATAATAATGAAAATTATAATGATAATGTTATGGATGATTATGCAACACACGATGAAAGAAAGCAAAATTGGGTTGTTACTTGTGCTAAAAATTGTGCAAATTCCGCTCCAAATAATGTAATCATAAATGGTCTTTCAATGGGTGTTAATCAAGATGCTGGTGTTGGTGGTGGTGGAAATGTTCTTTCTATAAATGATTTTAAAGATAATAGTATGAATATTAATCTCAGTAATTATGCTCTTTCATATATATTTCTTTGGGATATTTGTTTGAGTGATTTATGTATGAAATATGTTTCAGATGCTCTCATTTATTATTTAAATTCGGGCGTTGAGTTATTATATGATTTTAATGCTTTGAAACCAGGTGATAAAAATATTATTAGTAATAAAAAAATTTCTATTTTGAATGCAGATAATATAGATAAACAAAATAGAGAATGGGCAGATTGGTTAAAAACTCAACAATTATCACAACAACAATCTCAAACAACAACTACAACTACTTCTCAAATACAAGATTCTACACAAAATAGATGTAATGTTCGATATGAACCACAAGGATTGCCAGATTATAAAAGAGTTGCTGATACTTATTATAATCCTGATTTTGCTAAACTTATTAATAAATTTAATATTAATATTGAAAATCAAAATGAATATCAACAAAAAATTCTTGATTTATTAAAAAAGAATTTAATTAAGAAAGAACCAAATAGTGATGCTGAACTTAATACATTAACAATTGATAAAATTTTAAATAATATTGCTTCTCTCGATAATCAATTATCAAATAAGAAACCAATATTCTCATCAAGTGATATTATTAATTATAATAAAAATAGAAATAGTATTTGTTCTCTTGTTGATAAAATGCCTGATCCATCACAACAATCTTTTAAAAAGAGTTATGATAATAATGGTCCAGACCCATTAAGCACTGATAAAGATGATCAATCTTATTTATGGTGCAAATGCAATCCTGATAATTATAATACTGATTTATGTAAGGCATTTAATACTTGTAGAATTAATTATTCAAATAATAATAGTGGTAATAATACAGGTGTTTCAACTTTTTCAAGTGTTACTGGTGTAGATAAAGAAATTTATAAAAATTGCGTTAATGCTTTCTCCACTTTTCCTAAAATATCTAAATATTAAAAATAAAATACAAATAATTTATTAATATAGAATATTAAAATGAATAATCAATTATTGAGCGATATTATTTCATCTCCCAATTTTATAACTGCTTATCGAGCATATGACGTATGTCATAATATTAATAATGTTCTAAAAGTTCGTTCCATAACTAATAGCGTCTATGATTTAAATATGCCCAATATTAAAAATGTTTATTATTTTGAAGATACTATTAATGGACAGAAAATTCCATTCATTTATGGTGATAATAATAGTCTTATTAATTTCCCAAATATAATAACAACTTCATCTTATACAATTTGTTCTATTACTAAATATATAGGAACTAATAAGGATCTTCAAAACTCCATTCTTACTTATTCCAATGATAATAAAAGCATTTCAATTGGTCATTATAATAAATGGAGTGGTATTGTCTATAATAATGAAACAACTTTTAAAAGTACTAATAATAATTATAATAATGAATGGGTTGTTTCTTGTTTTTCATATGATACTGATAATACAACTATTATGATTGGTTCTAAAAATTATCCATCTGGAAATTTTTATAGAAATGTTAATATCTTTCCTGCAATTCGAAATGGACAATTATCTATCAATAATAATGTCAATGTTAATTTAAATAGTCAATGGGCATTATCTCATTTATTTATCTTTAAATCAGCATTATCTGCTGAAAGTCTCAATAATATATATTCAAATATGATTTCATATTTATCTAAACCTGCAACAAATGACTTAATTTTATATAAAGGTATTTATCCAAGAAATCTTCCTTCTTGTGTAAGTGAAACTTTTGCGAATGATGATGAGAAGAATTCATTCTTAGATATTAGTATTCCATTATGGGCAGGTTATTACGCAGGTGATTATGATAAAAAGAAAGGAGTTTTGCCTGAAATGATGGGAAATAAAACAAAAGATTTAACAAGTGATAGAATGAAAAATATTTTATATCACGATGATGCTAAATATATCTATGGTAATAAAAATAGTTATGTAATTTTCCCCCAAAATTCTATTAGTTCTAAATTTACTATTTGCACTATAACTAAATATCTATCTACTGAACCTAATACAAATAATATGATTATTCAATCAACTGAAAATAATGATAATAATTTATTCTATCACGGTCATTTTAAAAATAATAAAGGAGTTATTATGTATGATAATTATGAATTATCTAAGGGATTTCCTTCTACTGATGCTATAAATTCTTGGGTTGTTACTTGTGCTAAAAATACTAATTCTTCCATTAATCCCACTAATAATGTTATTATTAATGATAATTATGAAGGTCTTTATCTCGATAAAGAATATTCAAATAAATCAAAAGCATTATCTATAAATTTTAATTCTTCTAATAATGCATCTTATAATAGTGAATGGGGATTTTCTTATGTTCTCATATGGAATGATTGGTTGTCAGATAGTGATCTTAAAAAAGTTTCTACTGCTCTTAATAATTATGTCACCAAAGGAACTAAACTTAATTTTAATTCATCATCTTCAAGTTCTAGTGGCAATGGGAATGGAAGTAGCAATAATTTCATATGTCCTGGATTAAATTTAACACCACTACAAAAAAAGATGTTATTATTATAGATAGTAAAATGAATAATAATGATGTTAATTCGAAATTAATAGATGCTTTTAAAAATGCTAAGAAATTAATAACACAAGACCCTAATAATAAGCAAAATATTATTAGAGATTATATAGATTTAGTATTAAAACTTAATAATTATTCTTCAAATAATAATGATAATTCTTCCTCAAGTGATATTAATATCTATAATAATTTCAATACTATTCCAAATGATTTAATGAATGGTTATGATAATATTATGAATAATACGAATAAAAAAAATAATTATATTGATATTACTAAGACTTCATCGAATAGTATTCAAGAATTAGCTAGTGCTTTTAATTATATAAATAAATAATAGAATTGAAATGAATAATAATTATAATAATATTAGTGATGATTTAATTAAAAATTTTGATATTACTGATCAATTAATCACCAATAATCCTTCAAATCAAAATGATTATATCATAAATTATATTAATCTTATTTTAAGTAATTATACATATATGAATGATTATGGAAAAGGTGGTCGTGGTGGTGGCAGTGGAAATAACGTCAATGTCTATAATAATTATAGAAGTGATCGATTAGTAACTGATACTAGTGTGAAAAACGCTTCTAAAATTGAAAGATTTCATGATTATTATTCAATTTAAGGATTTGACAATTATTCTTATTATTATGGAAAATTTAAATGATTTCAACACCCCTTATTTTTCTTTTGATGGTTTAAAGTGTATTTCAAGAGTTGTTGATATTACGGACGGGGATACAATTAAAGCAATTATTAATTTTAAAGATAATTATTATAAAATTGTAATTCGTTTATTTAATATTGATACTTGTGAAACTAAGAGTAAAATTGCGGAAAATAAAAATTTAGGCATTGAAGCAAAAAAGAGAGTTTATAATATTATTACTGGTAAGACGATTGAAGGGTATGATAATACAAATATTAAAAAAATAATTAAGAATGAATTAAATTCTAATTGCTATTATATCTATGTCAAATGTTATGATTTTGATAAATACGGAAGAGTTCTTGCTGATATTTATAAGAAAAATGATAATAAAGATAATAATGATGGTATTAATGATAATTGCGAAAGTATTTCTAATATTCTCATAAATGAAAAATTGGCATATGTTTATTCAGGTAAAACTAAATTAACTGAAGATGAACAATTGGAATTATTAAAGAAATAAAAATTTTCTATCCATATAATAAATGGATTTCAAAGTCGTTTTAGCAGAAATAATAGGAACATTTATTTTCTTCTCAGTTATTTTAAAAACTGGCGGAACTAAATTAGCACCTATATCTATACCAATAGGTCTTTTAGCAGCTATTTATATCTTCGGTAATATCTCTGGTGGTCATTTCAATCCAGGTGTTAGTATTATGCAATTCTTCAAGAATGAAATAAGTTTTATGGCGCTTATTATTTATATCTCTTCTCAAATAATTGGTGCTTTATTAGCATTATTATTAGATTATTATGTTCCAAATCCTCCTGAAAAATAAATTTGTTTTTATTTAATTCTAAAATTAATTAAAAATGATTTTTATTTATTCATTTATTTTTATCCAACAGCGATTAGGATATGTCGAAGAATTGTAATTTCTCTTGCACCTGCAACAGGGAGACTTGCGATTTCAAGCATTATATCGAAGATAAGGAAGATCGTATCAAACTCAAGGAGATTTATGATGAGCATTTCGACAGAAGTGTTCATAATGAAACTGATCCTGAGGGTGTGCGTCATACTCCCTGTTTCTATGGCCCACTCTGTGGAAAGAGTGAATGCAATTTCAAGCATTTCTGCAAATTTGAGTTTCGTAAAGAGATTATGAATAAGCAGTGGTTCAAGCACTCGCGCAAGAACAACAAGGACAAGCTCCTCACTGATTTGAAGTCGAAGTACAAGATCGACGACGATGATTTGGAGAAGCTCGCCAAGATGTGAATGTGAGATAGGGATTTATAAATGTCATAAATTGAAAAGTTTTTGGCATTTTTCATTTTGATTTTTGAGAGTTAAATGAATTTGTTTATAATTATTTATAATTTTTCAAAAAAATGATTTCTTTTTTAAGAAAGTTAATTATCGAACATCGAATGTCGAAGAATTGCAATTATTCCTGCACTTGCACTCGTGAAAATTGTGACTTCAAGCATTATATCGAAGATAAGAATGATCGGTTGAAAGTCAAGGAGATTTATGATGAGAATTTTGATAGGACTATTCACAATGAAACCGATCCATTTGGAGTTCGCCACGTTCCCTGTTTTTTCGGCTATTTTTGCAAGAATAGTAGTTGCAATTTCAAGCATTTCTGCAATTATGAATTTAGAAAAGAGATTATGAATAAGGAATGGTTCAAATACTCGCGTAGAAATGAAAAAGATAAACTTGTCAATTATTTGAAAGCTAAGTATAATATCGATTATGAAGATTTTGAAAAACTTGTTAAGTTATAGAAATTTTTGAATTTTTATTTTATTTGAAAATGAATTTGTATTAATTTTATCTTAATATTGATAAAAATGATTTTGTTCTTAAAAGTAATAATTACCTAGCTGTCAAAGTTATGTCCAAAAATTGCAATTACTCCTGCACTTGCACTCGTGATGTCTGCGACTTCAAGCATTATATCGAAGATAAGAATGATCGCTTGAAAGTCAAGGAGATTTATGATGAGCATTTCGATAGGACTATTCACAATGAAACCGATCCAGAAGGCGTTCGTCACGTTCCCTGCTTCTTCGGTCCTCTCTGTGGAAAGAGTGAGTGCAACTTCAAGCATTTCTGCAAATTTGAGTTCCGCAAGGAGATTATGAATAAGCAATGGTTCAAGCACTCTCGCAAGAACAACAAGGACAAACTCCTCAGTGATTTGAAGTCAAAATACAAGATCGACGACGAGGATTTCGAGAAGCTTGCCAAGATGTGAATGTGAGATAGGGATTTATAAATGTCAAAATTAAGTTTTTGGCATTTTTTGAGATTGAAATTCATATAAAAAATAAATGTCTTAAAAAGATATTGATATGAAAATTTATACGAAAACTGGAGACAAGGGTTCAACATCTTTATATGATTGTTCCAGAGTTTCTAAGGGTTCTAATTTAATTGATTTGATTGGTGATATTGATGAATTAAATAGTTTTATTGGTGATATTAAAAGTTCTATTATCTTAAAAGATATTCAAATTTGGCTTTTTGATTTTAATACTATCATCGCAAATCCTAAACATAAATATTTTTTTGACGCTGATGAAACTGTTCTTAAATTAATTGAAAAAGAAATTGATGATTTAACTTCAAAAATGCCTAAACTTAAAAATTTTATCTTACCTTCTGGTAATATTCATATTGCTCGCGCTGTTTGCAGAAGATGTGAAAGAAAATTAGTTAATATCATTGATTTATATCCTCATATTCCAAAGGAATGTCTTGTATTTCTAAATAGATTAAGTGATTATTTATTTACTCTTGCAAGATTTGAAAATATTAATGATAATAATGAAATTATTTATAAAAAAAGTTCTATTCTAACTATTGAAGATGAGAATTAATTTGTATTAATTTTAAAGAAAATTTATAAAAAATGATCTTTTTTAATTATTTTTATTTTGCCATCCTAGAAAGATGTCCACCAGCGATTATGCATATTCTCGTTATTGTGACGCCGTCGATGAGATCAACGAAACTTACGGATGTATGTATCGTGATGAGTGGAAACACTATGTTCATATTCAATATGAATATCTGACATGTCTCGACGCAATGCCCGATTTCCTGTTTAGTGATCATTTCCCTTTCCTCTTGTATGAGTTTTCCCTCCTCTGTCGAAAGATTGATTATTAGATGAGAATTTATAAATAGCAAAGACTTATGAAAATAAGTTTTTGTTATTTTTTTATTTAATTAAATAAAAATTGATTTATATTAATTATTTTATTTTATCATCTTATTAAGATGGTCTCATCTTGTGATTATGAATATTCGAGATATTGTGATGCAGTCGATGAACTTAATAATAATTGGGAAAAATATACAGATGAAACTATGTATCCTGATATTTGGAGGTTCTTTGTTAATAAACAAACTGATTATTTAATTTGTTTAGATAGTATTCACGAATTTGTCTTCAATGACAATATTCAAATCTTAGAAGATTTTTCCAAGGTTTGTAAAAAAATAAATTGGGATTAATTACTTAATCAAATAGTTTTGAATATTCATCTAATAAATTATTTTTGTTATTATCATTTCCATTTTTATTCTCATTGATATTTATATTTGAATTGAAATTAAAATTACACCAACCGAAAAGAAAAATGAGACAAAACTATTATAAAAAATATAATAATTATGTTATTCATCTTTTCTATCGGTGTAAATGATCGCATTTAAGCGACTAACTACAATTTGACGGCACTATTGCGGTTTTTAGTTTTTGTAAATCAACTCCTCTCTTATATCTTTCTGGTCGTTCATCATATTCTATATAATAGTTAAAAACTTTTTGAATATTTTTACAACCATTTTTATCACGATTGATACAACCATTCCGTTTATTTTCCATTTTATATGTTAGGATAGAATGCATCTTTCGCTCTTTATTTCTTTTATCTGGTAGATAAAGGTTTTTACTTAATTCCTCTGTCTTGTAATTTAGACACGAAGTTCTATATTCATCTATGTTATAAACCTTAAAACGTTCTAGTAATTTTCTTTTTAATGATAGATTGGGTGTAGAAATAAAGTTTTTCATTTGCTTACCTATACTCCAATCACCAATTATAATAATACTATCTTTTGTATATGTCTTTTCAATTTTATTAAGCATATTATCTTATTCTCTAATGCCATCTTATTCTTAGCAGCTTCAATTTGAATGTTAGCATAATTATCTGCATTTTGCTTAGTAATATTCAATTCACTATTAGCAATTGATTTATCTAATGATGAATGTATTTTTAACATTTCCATCATTGCTGAATTATGATGATTATCAATTAAACGTCCGATACTATTCTCAACTCTTGATAAATCATTCTCTATTTTTCCAAAATTTTTTTCTGATTGTACATAATATTCACCTATTTTTCTTTCAAGTCCCTGATTTTGAGTTGAATTGAATAAACGAGTTTCTCAAAAATTACGTTCATTCGTAACAGCGCTTTCCTTAAATCCCCCCATAATTTCACGATTATTTTTTTCTGATAATGCCATTAATTGTCCTCCAATTCTTTCTGCGGAAATCGCATTAGCAGCAGAAGTTCGTTCGGTTGTATTCATATTCATTGAACCATTTCTTTCAATTGCCGATGATAAAAAATTTCCATTTCTATCAGTTGCAGCAATTCCAGACAGCACCTGTTCTTTCAATTGCAGTTAAATCTGCATTAAATCCGTGTTGCATAATATCTTTAAGTGATGAACCAATTGTATTTAAATTTTGATTAGCAAATGAATCATTTCTTTGAAGTGCATTTATAATTTTATCACCATCACTATTAACAACTGATGCTATATTCTGAGCATTTCGTTCCATTGAATTCTTTATACTATCCGCTAATGCTCGTTGATTGTCTATTATATTACCAGTCTGATGACTATTATTAATTATACCTAACATCGAATCAATCGTAGGAGCACTAATTTCTTTATTCGTGCCTATACATACGATTTATTATTATTATTATTAAATTAATTAATATTAAAATGAGTTTTATAAAATCAGATAATTTGCCAAATTCATCTGCGACACCTATAATCCCTACATCTAATTTTATAGGGATTATTAATAATAATGGAATGTTATTATCAATTGCTAATAAAGAAAATATTTTAAATTTAAGCAATTCTTCATCAAATTCCTACACAAATATTAATCTTATTAATAATGCATCTTCAAATGCTATTATTGGTATTGGTGGTAGTGGTTCAATTTCATCTTCAATTAATTCTTCCTATACAAATAATTTCTTTATTCACGCAACCTGTAATATTATCCTAAATGCCAATAATAATAATTCTTCAATTTCTCCCCATTTTTTTATTTCTAATAATGGTAATATTGGTATTGGAACTTCTACTAATTTAAATAGTAATTTAACTATCAAAGGAGGATTAAATGTTACAAATGGAACAGTAACTTTCAATTCTAATTTAACTGTTAATCCAACTGGTTTGACTTCATTAAATGGTAATGTGAATTTAAATTCTAATTTAACAATCTCATCAACAGGTGCTACGAATATTAGTAATATTACTATTTTAAATTCTAATTTAACTGTTAATCCAACTGGTTTGACTTCATTAAATGGTAATGTGAATTTAAATTCTAATTTAACAATCTCATCAACAGGTGCTACGAATATTAGTAATATTACTATTTTCAATTCTAATTTGACTGTTAATCCTACTGGTTTGACTTCATTAAATGGTAATGTGAATTTAAATTCTAATTTAACAATCTCATCAACAGGTGCTACAAATATTAGTAATATTACTATTTTAAATTCTAATTTAACTGTTAATCCAACTGGTTTGACTACATTAAATGGTAATGTGAATTTAAATTCTAATTTAATTGTCTCTTCAATTGGTTCTACGAATATTAGTAATATTACTATTTTCAATTCTAATTTAACGGTTAATGAAAGTGGTTTAACTACATTAAATGGTAATGTGAATTTAAATTCTAATTTAATTGTCTCTTCAATTGGTTCTACGAATATTAGTAATATTACTATTTTCAATTCTAATTTAACCGTTAATTCAACTGGTTTGACTATATTAAATGGTAATGTGAATTTAAATTCTAATTTAACTGTCTCCTCAACTGGTGCTACGAATATTAGTAATATTACTACTTTCAATTCTAATTTAACCGTTAATTCAACTGGTTTGACTACATTAAATGGTAATGTGAATTTAAATTCTAATCTAACAATCTCATCAACAGGTGCTACAAATATTAGTAATATTACTATTTTAAATTCTAATTTAACGGTTAATTCAACTGGTTTGACTTCATTAAATGGTAATGTGAATTTAAATTCTAATTTAACTGTCTCCTCAACAGGTGCTACAAATATTAGTAATATTACTATTTTAAATTCTAATTTAACTGTTAATCCAACTGGTTTGACTTCATTAAATGGTAATGTGAATTTAAATTCTAATTTAACTGTCTCCTCAACAGGTGCTACAAATATTAGTAATATTACTATTTTAAATTCTAATTTAACTGTTAATCCTACTGGTTTGACTTCATTAAATGGTAATGTGAATTTAAATTCTAATTTAACAATCTCCTCAACAGGTGCTACAAATATTAGTAATATTACTATTTTAAATTCTAATTTAACTGTTAATGGAATATTTACAGGAACAACTCAAAATTTAACTTCTCTTAATAATGATATTATTTCCCTAAGTAATTCTTCTTCTTTCTCAAATGTTAATATTAAATTTACAAATAGTTCTACATTAAATGCAATTATTGGTATTGGTGGTTCTAATACATCTTTTATAAATTCTTCTTATCAGAATAATTTTTTTATTCATGCTAATTGTAATATTATTTTTAATGCAAATAATAACTCATTGAATGCTCCTAATTTTTATATCGGAAGTAATGGGAATATTGGTATAGGAACAATATCAAGTTCAATTTATAAATTAAATATTTATGGTAATATTACAACTAATAATAATAATATTGATGCTGGGACAGGAATTATTTATGCTCAAACATTTTCAGGTAATGCAACTACAGCAACTACTGCTATTAGTGCAAGTAATTTAATTGGATTTTCAAGTACTAGTTTTACAAATATAAATGCATCTAGTTTAAATTTATCTTCATCAAATAATGATATTATTATATTAAATAATACGTCACCTTATTCTAATGCAAATATTAAATTTACTAATAATGCTTCATCTAATGCTTCTATTGGTATAGGTGGAACAAATTATTCAGGAACATATGCTAATAATTTATTTATTCAGGCATCTAATATTATTTTAAATGCTAATAATACTTCTAATACAAATCCTCATTTATTTATTTCTTCATCAGGTTTTATTGGAATTGGAACTCTTCAGTCTGATATTGATAGATTAAATATATCTGGTTCAATTAATACTAATAATAATAATATTAATGTTGGAACTGGAACTATAATAGCAAGTATTATCACTAGTTCAACTAATACTATTTCAACTAATAATAGTAATATTAATACTGGTTATGGTATTATTTCTTCTGGTATTCATAATTTAACTTCTAATGTTAATGATATTCTTTCTCTAAGTAATTCTTCTGTTGCTACTTCTACATATTCTACTACTAATATTAAATTTACTAATAGTTCTACTTCTAATGCTATTATTGGTATTGGTGGTTCTAATTATACTGGTGCTTATGCTAATAATTTATTCATTCAGGCATCTAATATTATTTTAAATGCTAATAATACATCAAATACAAATCCTCATTTCTTCATTTCATCAACTGGAAATATAGGTATTGGCACTTCTACAAATTTAAATAGTAATTTAACTATTAATGGTGGATTGAATGTTATTAATGGAACAGTAAATTTAAATTCTAATTTAACAGTTAATTCAACAGGTTTAACTTCATTGAATGGTAATGTGAATTTAAATTCTAATTTAACAATCTCATCAATTGGGACTACGAATATTAGTAATATTACTATTTTCAATTCTAATTTAACTGTTAATCCTACTGGTTTGACTACATTAAATGGTCTTGTTAGTATTAATTCTAATTTAACTATTAATGGAACACTAACAGGAGGATTACATAATTTAACTTCTAATAATAATGACATCATTTCTCTAAGTAATTCTTCTCTTGCTACTTCTACAAATGCTACTACCAATATTAAATTTACCAATAGTTCTTCTTCTAATGCTATTATTGGTGTAGGTGGTTCTAATTATACTGGTGTTTATGCTAATAATTTATTCATTCAGGCATCTAATATTATTTTAAATGCTAATAATACATCAAATACAAATCCTCATTTCTTCATTTCATCAACTGGAAATATAGGTATTGGCACTTCTACAAATTTAAATAATAATTTAACTATTAATCAGGGATTAAATGTTATTAATGGAATAACAACATTAAATTCTAATTTAACCGTTAATCCTACTGGTTTGACTACATTAAATGGTAATGTGAATTTAAATTCTAATTTTACAATTTCCTTAACAGGTGCTACAAATATTAGTAATATTACTATTTTCAATTCTAATTTAACCGTTAATCCTACTGGTTTGACTTCATTAAATGGTAATGTGAATTTAAATTCTAATTTTACAATTTCTTCAGCGGGGACTACAAATATTAGTAATATTACTATTTTCAATTCTAATTTAACTGTCAATCCTACTGGTTTGACTTCATTGAATGGTCTTGTTAGTATTAATTCTAATTTAACTATTAATGGAACACTAACAGGAGGATTACATAATTTAACTTCTAATAATAATGACATCATTTCTCTAAGTAATTCTTCTCTTGCTACTTCTACAAATGCTACTACCAATATTAAATTTACCAATAGTTCTTCTTCTAATGCTATTATTGGTATTGGTGGTTCTAATTATACAGGTGCTTATGCTAATAATTTCTTTATTCAGGCATCTAATATTATTTTAAATGCTAATAATACATCAAATGCAAATCCTCATTTCTTCATTTCATCAACAGGATATATAGGTATTGGCACTTCTACAAATTTAAATAGTAATTTAACTATTAATGGTGGATTAAATGTTATTAATGGAGCAGTAACTTTCAATTCTAATTTAACTGTTAATCCTACTGGTTTGACTTCATTGAATGGTAATGTGAATTTAAATTCTAATTTAACAATCTCATCAATTGGTGCTACAAATATTAGTAATATTACTATTTTCAATTCTAATTTAACTGTCAATCCTACTGGTTTGACTTCATTGAATGGTCTTGTTAGTATTAATTCTAATTTAACTATTAATGGAATACTAACAGGAGGATTACATAATTTAACTTCTAATAATAATGACATCATTTCTCTAAGTAATTCTTCTCTTGCTACTTCTACAAATGCTACTACCAATATTAAATTTACCAATAGTTCTTCTTCTAATGCTATTATTGGTATTGGTGGTTCTAATTATACAGGTGCTTATGCTAATAATTTATTCATTCAGGCATCTAATATTATTTTAAATGCTAATAATACATCAAATACAAATCCTCATTTTTTCATTTCATCAACAGGATATATAGGTATTGGCACTTCTACAAATTTAAATAGTAATTTAACTATTAATGGTGGATTAAATGTTACAAATGGAACAGTAACTTTCAATTCTAATTTAACTGTTAATCCTACTGGTTTAACTTCATTAAATGGTAATGTGAATTTAAATTCTAATTTAACTATCTCCTCATTTGGGACTACAAATATTAGTAATATTGTTAATTTAAATTCTAATTTAAATATTTTTACAAATATTAATGATGTTTTTACTTTAAGCAATAGTTCTTCTAGTGCCAATGCTAATATTATATTTACTAATAATGTGACTTCTAATGCTTCTATTGGCGTTGGAGGAAATTCTTCAACATATTTAAATTCATTATATCAAAATAATTTTTTCATTCATGCAAGATGTAATATTGTTCTTAATGCAAATAGTAATACTGGAACTAACCCCCATTTATATATTGATAAGACTGGTTCAATTGGTATTGGAACTACATCAACAACTAATGCATTAAATGTTAATGGATCAGTAAGTGCGTCTAGTTTTATTGGTCCTGCAACTGGACTTACTAATACTCCAAATATTACAGTTTCAGGTATAACTTCAACAGGAGATATTAATGCAACTGGTAAAATTATTACTGCTGGAAGTAATATTTTAAGTAATAGTACTAATGATATTCTTTCTTTAAGCAATAGTTCTGCAAATGCAAATGCTAATATTATATTTATTAATAATGCAACATCTAATGCTTCTATCGGTGTTGGAGGAGCTTCTTCTACATATTTAAATTCATTATATCAAAATAATTTTTTCATTCATGCAAGATGTAATATTGTTCTTAATGCAGGTAGTAATATAGGAACTAATCCTCATTTATATATTGATAAAAGTGGTTCAATTGGTATTGGAACTACATCAACAACTAATGCATTAAATGTTAATGGAACAGTAAGTGCGTCTAGTTTTATTGGTCCTGCAACTGGACTTACTAATACTCCAAATATTACAGTTTCAGGTATAACTTCAAGCGGTGATATTAATGCTACTGGACGAAATATTATTGCTGGTAGTAATATTTTAAGTAATAGTACTAATGATATTATTTCTTTAAGCAATAGTTCTGCAAATGCAAATGCTAATATTATATTTACTAATAATGTGACATCTAATGCTTCTATTGGCGTTGGAGGAAATTCTTCAACATATTTAAATTCATTATATCAAAATAATTTTTTCATTCATGCAAGATGTAATATTGTTCTTAATGCAAATAGTAATACTGGACCTAACCCTCATTTATATATTGATAAGACTGGTTCAATTGGTATTGGAACTACTAGTATTACTGGTCTATTAAATGTTGCAGGAACTATATATGCTACTGGTTTTAGTGGTCCATTATCTGGTAATGCCACAGGACTTTACAATAGTCCAAATATTACAGTTTCAGGTATAACTTCAACAGGTGATATTAATGCTACTGGTAAAATTATTACTGCTGGAACTTTTACTGGAAGTTTAAATGGAAATGCTAATACTGCTTCTAGTTGTTCTGGTAATGCTACAGGACTTAGTGGTAGTCCAAATATTACAGTTTCAGGTATAACTTCAACAGGAGATATTAATGCAACTGGTAAAATTATTACTGCTGGAAGTAATATTTTAAGTAATAGTACTAATGATATTCTTTCTTTAAGCAATAGTTCTGCAAATGCAAATGCTAATATTATATTTATTAATAATGCAACATCTAATGCTTCTATCGGTGTTGGAGGAGCTTCTTCTACATATTTAAATTCATTATATCAAAATAATTTTTTCATTCATGCAAGATGTAATATTGTTCTTAATGCAGGTAGTAATATAGGAACTAATCCTCATTTATATATTGATAAAAGTGGTTCAATTGGTATTGGAACTACATCAACAACTAATGCATTAAATGTTAATGGAACAGTAAGTGCGTCTAGTTTTATTGGTCCTGCAACTGGACTTACTAATACTCCAAATATTACAGTTTCAGGTATAACTTCAAGCGGTGATATTAATGCTACTGGACGAAATATTATTGCTGGTAGTAATATTTTAAGTAATAGTACTAATGATATTATTTCTTTAAGCAATAGTTCTGCAAATGCAAATGCTAATATTATATTTACTAATAATGTGACATCTAATGCTTCTATTGGCGTTGGAGGAAATTCTTCAACATATTTAAATTCATTATATCAAAATAATTTTTTCATTCATGCAAGATGTAATATTGTTCTTAATGCAAATAGTAATACTGGACCTAACCCTCATTTATATATTGATAAGACTGGTTCAATTGGTATTGGAACTACTAGTATTACTGGTCTATTAAATGTTGCAGGAACTATATATGCTACTGGTTTTAGTGGTCCATTATCTGGTAATGCCACAGGACTTTACAATAGTCCAAATATTACAGTTTCAGGTATAACTTCAACAGGAGATATTAATGCAACTGGTAAAATTATTACTGCTGGAAGTAATATTATAAGTAATAGTACTAATGATATTCTTTCTTTAAGCAATAGTTCTGCAAATGCAAATGCTAATATTATATTTACTAATAATGTGACATCTAATTCTTCTATCGGCGTTGGAGGAACTTCTTCAACATATTTAAATTCATTATATCAAAATAATTTTTTCATTCATGCAACTTGTAATATTGTTCTTAATGCAGGTAGTAATACTGGAACTAATCCTCATTTATACATTGATAAAACTGGTTCAATTGGTATTGGAACTTCTGTTATAACAAATGCTTTATTAAATGTTGGTGGAACTGGAACTATTTATGCAGCTGGTCTCATAACTGCAAATAATGGTATTAATGCTACTGGAAGAAATATTATTGCTGGTAGTAATATTTTAAGTAATATTACTAATGATATTATTTCATTAAGTAATAGTTCTGCTACTGCTAATGCTAATATTATATTTACTAATAATGCGACATCAAATGCATCAATTGGTGTTGGAGGAACTTCTTCAACATATTTAAATTCATTATATCAAAATAATTTTTTCATTCATGCAAGATGTAATATTGTTCTTAATGCAAATAGTAATACTGGTACTAATCCTCATTTATTTATTGGGACAAATGGAAATGTTGGTATTTTAACAACATCAACAACTAATGCATTAAATGTTAATGGAATAGTAAGTGCGACTACTTTTAGCGGATCT